GTCAGTATCTTAAACAAGCAATAGTCGAACGCAATGAAAAAGTATGATAATGTCAAGTTTATATACGACTCGTTAGAGTATGTTATATTATCACAACCAGATGGTTATGTTATGTCACAGGCTGGGTGGGTTGGTATAAGTATTTGGACAGAAGATGAAATAGATCAGTGTTTTAAAGATGGTAAATGGATAAAAGTAGGAGGAACTAATGACTAATGAATGGATGAAACCTGTTTTTAAACATGGTGATATTGTACAACTGGCAACAGACCCAGACTTAGTTGATAGGATGGTTATTGCCTACGTCATCACCCCTGAGTGCATACTATATCAACTTACCTATGGTGATATGATTAGCACTCACTATGCTATCGAAATCGTACAGACAGAACTGACCGGAGTAATGTAGTCCAAGTCCATACAGAATTGTCAAGTCCATACAGCCAAAAACTGTGTGGATTTTTTATTTCCAGAATGCCTGAGTCTATATGCTTTTTAGAAATAGAATATTGAAAAACGGCTGAGTCTATATCCGATAAAGGCTATAAGAGCCTGAAAAATACCACATCTGCCACAAATGTTACAAAACTCATTAAATTCGTTTTACTGCTATTTGTTACTGTCTGGATAATTAGTACTTGTCATAGGTAGATAGTGTCTAAAATCGCTTTAAAATAGTGTCTATTGTAATTATTCAGAAAGTAAAAAGCTTACCAAAATGATAGGCATAAAAAAAGAGGTACAAATTAATGCACCTCTATTAAATATTGTTTAATTACTTATTATTCTTTACCCGCTTCTATTCCTAAAGATTCAAATATCCATTCAGAATCGAACCAAAGAATATCATTCAATTGTGTTTCACTTAAACCATCTGGATATAAGTCCTCTATAAATGCTTCAAACTCTTCACATTTATCATTATCAATGATAGTTTGTTTTGTGTCTTTTGCGCCACTCCAAGCATCAAAATCCTCTAAATCTGTTTCTTTATATGTTTTCATTGTCTTAATTTGTTTATGCGTTATTATCTAAAATTAATTCTTTTACCGATTCAATTGCCTTAAACTTACTTTTGCCCGTATAAATTAATTTCCCTTTTTTTACTAATTTGCCGGACTCAGTGTTATTTAAATAGCTGTAAAAAGTATTTTCAGCCTGAAATATACTGAATACTTGTGCAGTGCTTTTACCTTTCTTTACTATTATCTGATACATGATTTACAGTTTTTAAATTGTGTTAATGTCTCTTAATAACCATTTTGGGAATGATACTGGAGTAATTCCAACTCTTTCACAAAGAGTTACATATCTTTCATTGTAATTAAATTCAAGATAATACATTAATGGACTCATTTTAGATGATTCAGTATCTGATTTTCTTTTCTCTTTGTGTGTTTTTGCTAACGCTTGTCCTATTGTCATAGCTTTACAGTTTTTTATACAGTTCATTCAGTTCAATGATTTTTGCACTATTGGCATATAGTAATTCCCTTACTTCAGTTTTAACTTTTTTAATGTTATTCTGGTAACGGTAATTTTGAAGTAGATTGTATTCTTCCTGTGAAATTGCATTACTTACCGCCTGCTGCATTGCTGACTGATATGTATATGCCTCCCAAGTCCTATTTAAATAATTACATTTTGCCTCACTGATATTTATATCATTGTGAAATAAATTAGACTTATGATAAAACCCGTTTCTTGTGTTTCCGGCTGTATTAACAAACATAAAATTCTCAAATGTTTTTGTTTCCATGATTTAATTTGTTATTAGTTATTGTTTTGTGAATTGTACCATTTTATAAACTCGATAACTGTAATATATACCAATTCTATTTTTTTACTCAAATTACCACAAACATACTGAACTATTGAGTCGTCCGCTAATAATCTACTAATTGAGACGGAAATTCCTTTTATGTTTACTACATATCCACTAAGTTCAATCTTTTCAACAACAGGCATTAACCAGTCCCATGATGAATGAAATTCTAAGCTACCTACACAACTATCAAAGGTTATACCCGTATTAATTTTAACTATTCTATAACCGTCTGATTTTCCTTTAATAGTATATTTTTCATACCCCATAAATTCGGCAATCAATTTATTACCCTCTAAAATTTCTATTGTTTCCATTGTCTTAAAATATTATATTAATGACTGTAAACGATTGATCTTGAATTGTATGGCTGTAATAGCTGTGATATATTTGTCCTTGTTTCTTGCCCTTGTCAACTTGTCAGATAACACATAAATTTGATAGTTATACATTTCAATGTTTCTGTGAATTGAGTTAGGTAATGAGGCGCAAAAGATAATATCTTTACCGGATAACATTTGCTCAACTGCTAATTTATGTTTTGCAGTTGTAACACTGTATTTATCTTCATTCAGTAAAATACTTCCATTATCCAATATTTCAGCAATTACAAAGTGCTTTCCATAACTGTAAATTGATTTGCCCTCGAAGTAAAAATTCCTTGACGGATTGGCTGCAAATGGTTGGGACTGATTAAGCCATAATCTGATAATTTCCCTTTTGTCTGTGTGAATTGTTTTCATTGTAATTTGTTATTAGTGTTAATAATTATTTAATTTACTTTCAAACCTTGCCCCGAAAAAGAAAAGGGTTTTCTTTGGATTAACGTTTATAATATCAAAACATTTATCAAATGAAATTGATATAAATATTTTTTCAACCTCTTTGCTTGTGTACAATTCATTGGCAATTAATATGCCAGTACATTTTCTTTTGTAGAATTTTTGTAACTGATCATTTTCTGGTTTAACTTTAAAGTATTTCATTTTTTCAATTTGTTTTAATTATTTCACAAATGTACATTCAATTTTATAATTTGTCAAATTTATTTTTGCCCTGAGTTTATATGGAATAAATTGCATAAGTAGCCGGAATAATGTAACTTTTGCTATTTCCCAGATTGGGAAAAGTCTCATATTGGGAAAATAGTCTGTTGTGGTGTTGTTCATTCATTATTTTGCTCTCTTTATTCATTGGCAAAGGTTATAATACTTTACTATCAGATAAGCGAAACAAGTACACTATTAAGAATGATTATAAATTACTATACTTAATTAATTGATTTGTAGTTAATTAGTTGTTTTGGTTAAAAATAATTCTTGACAAGTAAAAAAAAGTAGTAATTTTACCCAATGCCAAACGACAAAAAATAGGCTAAAAAGTAGTTAAAACATTGATAATCAATTAAATAAGTAAAAAAATGGAAAACTTAAAAACTTTAATTAGTGTTTGTAATGGTCTTATATATTTATATGACCTTAAAAAAATTACACTATCTGAATTAGATGATTGTATCGGTTCAATGTGTATAAAGTATAAGCACGAAAAAATTAACATTTTACCTTTAATTAATCCTATAAACATTTAAACCATGAAAAACAGATTTAAAAATTATCCATTTTATTGCACCGCAAAGAATGAAAGAAACGAACAGGTTTCAACTATTATCAATTTAGATAAACCATCATCAATTGAGGCGATGAAACAAGCCCGCCAAATATATCCGGTTTTTGCGGGTTTTACAGAGCGTACAATTTCAGCAATATTGCCAACGTATTAAAACAATTAAGACAATTTAAAACAAATTATTATGAAACAATATGTATTAAACATTGGTTTGAATGTAGGAAACATTGAGCCAAAAAAAAAAAAAAAACTTACTTTGGAAGTAGTTAAGCCTATTTACTACCGGATTGACAAAGGTATGTTTAACGGCAAAAAAGAACGTACCATTGTGGCCGTAATTAATGCATATGACAAAAGTATGTTAGTTTGCATGTTTAAAACCTATTGCGTGTTATTATCTCAAAATTGTATATCCTTTAAAAGTTCCGATAATAGCGAAACGGGGTTAATCTATCCGCTTAACTTTGTGGGCGAACAGATTGGATACAATGATGAGTACTTCATTAATCTGACTGAAACGAGTAAAATACCAGATTAATAACTACCCTATTTAATCACATTAAAACCTTTGTATTAATTTACAAGGGTTTTTTTTATTGCCTATTGTTACCTACCTTTATTTAGTTATTATGGTACTTCATTACTTAAATTAAAGTTATTTACATTTATACCTTTGTATCATTTGATATCACTACAAGGTAGCTATATTATACGATCAGGTGCAAAGTAGTACTAAGATATAACTAACCTTTTGCCTATCTTTAAACGTGTTTATATTGCGTAATAAAGGTATGACAGTTTGACTGTGACAACATGACAGTAACCAGTTTCCCAGATATAGAATATTATTCTGCTTTCCGTAAATAAGACGGTGTTTTATTCTGGGAAAGAAGGTACAATGTTCTAATATTGGGAAGGGTCTCCCCACCTATACACTGTTTCCCAAATTTGGACAGATTCCTGTAATGATACATATTTACAGTGGTTTACATTGTTACCTAACTATAACCCATTGATACACAGTCATATACAGTTAACTAATTGATAATCAGAAAGATAGGGGTGTACCAGAAATTTGGAGGATGAAGGAGGGGTGGGGTAATCACCTGAAATTTTTCCCCCATTTTCCAATATATATAACTGCTTGATAATCAGGATTAACCAAATTATCTTTATTTGACCTATTGACATCTGGTAAAATATGTATTATCTTTGTAAGAAAAGTTATGAAAGTAGGAGATCAGGTTGTTGTAATCAGTAACCATATTTGCAAAGCACCTATCCAGTCAGTTGGATGTGAAGGAATCATAGTAGATACAGGTGTTAACGGTATATCCGGTAGGGTAGCCGTGTTACTAACAGATGCCATATTAGATGAGTTTGAATGGCTGTATGATGAGGGTGAATTGGAGGAAGGTTGTTTAGAGCCATTTAACAGCCCTCAAAGTAGTTATAAGGTAACCGATGGGATGACTAAGGTAAAGCCAGCAAGAAGCCATAAACAATATCAGAAATAGCCAGAGTCTATAGGCCTGTAATTTACGGGCTTTTCTGTTGGTTAATTTAACCTGTTCACAACTGAACATAGTTATCCTTAACCTATTTTACCATATTAACCTGGATTTCCTTGGTCTAAGTGGTTTACCAGACAGTTCAGCTATTTTAATCTTTATAGCCTTCTTTACAGCAGGATTAACATTCTTAGCATTCCTAATATGCTTTAACTGGTAGATACTGTATATATCCTTGATATACCATCTGTATTTAGCAGTAAGCATTAAGTCTGATACTGGGATATGTTTTTTCAAAGTTTGTAGTTAGTTTAAGTTTTGGCGGCTAAAATTTAGAAAAAAAATTTTATCCTAAAATCATCACATTTATTTATAAAGGTTACTTGTATATCCTGACAATTCCATTTAGCTAAAATAATACAAAAATCGGTAAAAAAAAATAATCAATAATGATTTAGTTGAGTTTATATGAATAAGTGTCTCCGTTTTTGATGTTTCTAATTATTTCTTTGATTGTTCTTTCCACTGCTATGGTATCTATCATTGTTTTGCTATTGAACCGTTTTACCACTTTTACACCGTTAATGCGTTTAAGCATTTCTGTTCGTATTTTACTACTGGTAGTGATGTTCTTGTCTTTATTATCATCTATCTCAATAACAAGTCCATATTCAGGTATGTAGAAGTCGGCTATAATTGGCTTGTCATCTTTTATAAACTCGTGCTTGTGTTTGAATTTAATCTTGGATAACGTTAGGATACCTTTCATTTTAGCGAAGTACAGGCTTGTTCTACCCTCATCCTTTATTTGCTTGGTTACTACTTCCCAATCTATTTTCTTACTTGATATAGGAATGGGTATAGATGTAGCATACTCAGAAACTTTTTCAAGGAATTGTTTTGGATTCAGCATTTCATCGTTAGTGAATCTCAGTATTTTTTTTACACCGTTTTGGTTAATTAAAATATCTTCTCTTTTTTTATCCTGTCTTTTTTGACTTACGGTATCGTGGTATCCACCATCAATTTCTATCACAACATTATGTCTTGGTAGAAAGAAATCAACACGGAAAGACTTACCACCATCATGATAAAATATATGCTCACGATTGAAATTTACACCAGCCTTAATAAGCAGTTCTTTTGCGATTAACTCTGATGGTGTTGGATGTTCCAAGGCCTCTTTTCTAAATTGTTCTGCAAGAGTAATTTTTGTTCTTTTCTTCATAATAAAAAAACAGGAATTTCGGGTGTCGCACTACCCTACTCTCCCTGTTTAAATTCTTAATTCAGGTGCGACTCTGATACTGATACAAATATACCAAATACCACACCCGAAAAATAATATCAATGATTACTCCGCTATAATTATTTTAAAGTAATTCTCCTTAGTAACCCCTGTTGTTTCAAACAGTACACCATCTATAAACAGGTCAACTTGCTTAGGTTTTTCCCCAACAACCGATATATCAATAGTATCACCTGTCTTTGTATTGAATACGAAGTGTTTATCCCAAGTAACGGTTTCGTCTGGATAGATGCTGTCGTTAATGGTTATACCAACAACACAGATTAGACAGGTGACATCCATAGAGTACACTACAGGTATTGGCTGTTCTTTTTTACATCCTGACAATAGTAGGATGATGATTAGTAGCTTTTTCATATCTTAATTGTGTTAATATCAATTGCTAATCCGTTTTCAATGAGGTTGAATACATCGAAGTGCCATGAAAAGAGTTTTTGATATAATTTAATTTGATTTTTCACAATATTAAATACTCCGTTTTGAGTAACTTGATAAAATCCATTTTTTTCATTATACCCAAATATTGAATATCCGCCTTTTATAGATGTCCACCATTCTCCAACTCCATTTGATATAACTAAATAGTCAGATGCACTCCAATTACATTTCGAATGAATATCTAAAAGATGATTAATTGGCACAAACTTTTCACCATTGACTTCAATCTTTTTTGTAAGGTCTGAAAGATTTCTAAGTATTGGTTTAATTCCAATAAAATCACAATCATCAACATCGGTAATAATACAACCTTTATTTAATCCAATCATTGTTTCAATACCGTAATACTCAACAATTACCTTCAATCCATAAGGCAAATAAGGCGCTAAGTGTTCAATTGTTAGTTTCATAATAGTTTAAGTTAGTGTAATATTAACATTTCCTTTCGTACCTGACATATATCCATTACTGTCAATAGTAAAATGGAACAACTTATTCAGTTTTAGGGTAATTTTTGAATCATACCCTCCTTGTAGTTTAATATCGTATTCACTGATGGTTATTGAATAAAAATTATCAATGCTCACAACCATCCTGTCAATAAGCCTGAGTTTTATGAGATTAGTTTTCATTTTCCTGTCTTAAAAGTTCGTCTGCAAAATTATAAGCTGCATATGCTGTATTACATGGTCTGGGATTACTTCCATCAATTTTAATTCCAGAAGCTAAAATTCCCCGCATCGCCGCACAAGCTGCATAAAAGCGTTTATTCATTCCTTTCTCACAACTAAGAGAAAGATGGGGATCATTTAAAAATGGTTCAGGAAATGCTGATTCTTGTCCTAATTTTTCTTTCATAACCTGCCTTGTATTTTTAATAATTGACCAATAATTTCATATACATCATTAACATAATCTTTGTTAAGATAATCCTGTCCATTTGTACTTGGATCAATAACTGTTAATAACTCACAATAGGCACTATTTAAGTATTCCTTTGCTTTTTGTATGTTTTCATCTACTCGTGTTACCATATCTTTTTTTCTACAAATGTACAACCTTATTTCGGATTTGTCAAGTAAAAATGAATAATAATTTAAAAATAACTGAAAATAATGTATTTTTACATAAAAAAACTATGAAAATAGTCTTTGAACTCCCGTTTTTCAGTAGTATTTGTGGTGGTGTGATGGCTACTGTCCGTCTGGCTGAACAAATGGGTGCTGATCTGCATTTCCAACGGCTGACAGGACATAAACCTGTAACTACTTGTAGATACACGGTAGGCACACCGCCTGTCAACTTTGACCACTGGATAACTTATTCAGACAATCCATTTGTTCATCCTAAGACAGATGCGGTGATGATGTTAAGTTATGGTATGAGTATTGCACAGGAACGCAGGAATGCCCTAAAAACAGGTTGGAAAGTGATGTGTAGCACTAAAAAGATAGAAGATTCCATCAGAAAAAACGGTGGAAACCCGATAAGAGTAGGATTTGATATAAACACAACAGGATTAAAGAATGAAAACAGAGATAGAAAAAGATATCTGGCGATTATGGCTCACGATATGCCATCCAAGCAATATGCCTTTGCTGCCAGAACTGCTGACAACCTATATAATGATGGTGTTATAGAAGGTACGGTGATTTTCGGGCAGAAACACCCGTTAAAACCAAAAAGTATGGTTAAATCGTACTATAATGCCAATAGAAGCCAGATTAATGAGGTGTTTAATCAATGTAAGTGCTATTTAATGCCAAGTACCTCAGAAGGACTGAACCTGACTCCGATTGAGAGTACTTTGTGTGGTTGTCCAGCTATAATCTTGGATGGGGCAATAGGTGAACTGTTCTACGATAGGTATAACGTAACCATTGGCACAGAGCATATTGAGGCTATGATAGATAATTACGACATGATTGCGCCAATATATCAGGAAAGAATGGAGAATATTGTACAGCCATATACCATTAAAACAGTGGCTGACAATGTGTTATCTGCTATTACCAACAACTTCCTGTCTTGATGCTCTTGCCTGATTGAACCTGTTTGATACCTGTTTGTAAGGCGGATATACAACAAACCCACCATCTTCCCATAGTACTTCACTGCCGTCATCAAGGATATCGTGTTCGTAAATATCTATACTAAGTTTATCTGTTAGATATGTTGGTCGGCAGACTGTTTCTGGAATGACTTGCCACCAAGCAAAGTTTCTATGAGTTGAAAGATTAATGTTTATTGAATCTGTAATCCAACTTTCTTTTTCTGATTGAAATAAATACCCCTTAACCCATTCACCACTACCAATTCTTCTTGCTTTATGCATAATTCATTGTATTTATTGTGCAAATATAAGAAATTGTACTGGATTTGTCAAGTAAAAACCTATAATTATTTTTATATTTCTGGTTATTACCTATTTTTGGCTATTAACAAGGGATATATGGAAATAATTAACTTACCAGCAGACCATTATCTGCAATTAATCAAAGACAATAAGCCGTTCAGTTTCAGCCGCTTCGGAGACGGTGAAGTGCTTTGTATGTCGAACCATTCTACACTATCAGAAAATTGTGATGGAAGTACGTTCCTACCTCAACTGGTAGAGCCAATGAAGAATGTATTCAGGAACAAACACCACTACTATCATTGTTTACTGGATTGTACCTTTGAACCAGCATTTAAACAGGATGTAGAGTGGTTTAAACAGTTTCTGAACGAGGTCTGTCCCGATATGGACTTCTATAACGGTGAAGTGTGGCAAGACCTGTCATTCAACGGCAGGATAAAGGAGTTTGCTGAGGCTGTATCCTGTTATGTGCCTGTGTTTGTTGGTGGAAGCCATTTACAACACGTTATCGCACTTGACGGAATGAAAGACATTATCCATATAGAAACACCAGACAAGGATTCATTCTTGGTGTTTGATTGGATTAAACAGGTTATACTGGAACAGTATGCAGCCGGAAGCCGAATGTTCCTGTTTAGTACTGGATATACCACTAAGATATTGATTGACGAGTTGTTCCCTATTATCGGACAAGATTCATTCCTCATTGATATAGGTAGTGCCTTAGACCCTTATTGCGGTAGGATGAGTAGGGATAATATGAAGTGGCAAGGATTTAGTAAGTTTCAACCATATACAAGAAAGAAATTAGGATGAAGTATTTAATAACAGGAGGAAGTGGATTCTTTGGTGAACATTTAATTAAACGGCTGTACGGAACTTGTGATATACGAGTGATGTCACGCAATGAAGGTAACTTAGTGAAACTAAAACAGAAGTTTCCTGATATAGAGATACTTACGGGTGATATTGCTGATAGGTTTTCCTGTCATCAGGCTTGTTTCGGAGTTGACGGTATCTTCCACCTTGCAGCCTTTAAGCATGTTGGAATGGCTGAAACACAGTCGGTTGAATGTATCAGAAGCAATACCATAGGATCATTAAATTTACTGGAAGAGACATTATCAAGTAACATCAAGTTTATATTAGGAATATCCACAGATAAAGCCGCGCAGGTTAACGGTGTGTATGGTGCATCCAAGATGTTGATGGAGACTATGTTTAAACAGTTTGAACAGATTAATCCAGATACGGAGTATAGAATTGTCCGTTACGGTAATGTCCTGTATTCAACTGGCAGTGTCTTGACTAAATGGATTGACCTGATGAAACAGGGGAAAGAAGTTATCGTCACAGATACGGAAGCAACCAGATTCTATTGGACTGTTGAACAGGCTATTGACCTGATATTCAAGTGTATGAAAGAAGCTAAAGATAGCACACCATTCTGTCCTGAAATGAAGGGAATGAAACTGGGTGATTTGCTTTCTGCAACACATCAAAAATACGGAGTTGGTGAATTAAAAATCAAGACTATCGGATTACAGAAAGGTGAGAATATGCACGAGAAGATAATTGAGGGTGGTAAATACTCTAATGAAGTAACACTGTACTCGATTACCGAAATAATGGATATGATATGAGAATAATTATAGCGACATCAGATAAGACAAGCTATATACTTGAAGCCTTTGCACATCAGTATAATAAGTACTGTGATGAGCCTATTGACGTTTTAGGTTATAGTCACTTCCCACAGATAAACTTTCCATGTATATCACTATCAGACACACAGTTACATATAGGTAATTGGTGTAAAGATTTATATAGTTACATACATGGAATTGAAGATGAGTTTGTTATCTTCGGACTGGATGACTTCATCCCGACAGCAGGATTTGACTATGAAGTACTGAATAAAGGCTTAGAACTGATGATAGCCAACGATAGGATAGGAAGGTTTGAACTTGGAGCAGGACATCAATACCACATAACACCGCCAACTGTCATTGAAAAGTGTGACGGGTTTGACGTGTACAAGTATGCGCCTGACGCACTGTATAAAATTTCAACACAATTCTCCGTATGGCGTAAAGATTATCTGCTTAAACAACTGAACCATGATTGGAGTCCTTGGGACTTTGAAGTGATTGGATCAAGAGAAGCAGCTATGGATGGATATGATGTGATAGCCACAACAGGCAGAACGGCATGGTCTTGGGTGTGGGCTGGCGCAATATCATCAAGGCATCCTAACAGGGTGAATATATCCGGCTTAAAGGATGAAGATGTGAAAGAAATGATAGCACTGAAAATACTTAACATTCACCATCTGCAATACGGGATGGAAATAGGACAGAATAAGAGTTATGAGTAAAATAATAATCATTCCAATACATAATCAGGTTGACTACCTGAAAAGATGTGTTGAGTCAGTTATAAAGCATACAACAGACCCTGTTATAATCTTAGTGGATGATGGTAGCACAGACAAGGCAACCATTGACTACATAGATAAATCTGGTCATATAGTGCTACGTAGCGATAAGGCTTACGGCTTCACGACAGCCTGTAACAACGGAATCCAATTTGCTTTGGATAACTATGAGTTTAAGTCGTTATGTCTGTTAAACAGTGATGCTGAGGTTGTTACACCAGATTGGTATGATAAAGTAGAAAAGCATATTGACAGGCAGATAGGTGTGGCTGGTGTAGTTAGCGATAATGCACTAAGTCAAACGGTTAATAATGTTGAATCCTATTTACAAAACATCAACAACAGACAGGCGATGGGTCTTGTGTTTGTTCATGGCTTCTGCTATTTCATCAGCAAGAACCTGATAGATAAGATTGGATTAATGGATCAAGAAAAGTTTCCACATTACGGTAGTGAAGATGACTACTCCCTTAAATCCATTAAAGCTGGATTCAGAAATGTGATAGCCTGTAATGTTTTGGTCAAGCACAAGAATAATGTTAGCTACAAGGAAAAAGTAAGAGCAGACCACGTTAAAACAGCATTACCTGATTTAATAAGTAAGTGGGGTAAACGGTATGTAGATACTTGTATTAGGAGAAGTTGGATGGTGGGAAAATATATAAACAATGGCAGGTAGAAAAGTATTACTAAAGTCAATAAAAGCCACAAGAAAGAACTTCAAAGAGGTTGATATTGGGGCAGTTATAGAAAGGGTGTTGAAGGATGGTGAGTCTAAGTTCCGCAGGGAGATGATGTCCATGCAGGGGAAAGACTATATTGACAGATATTTACAATTGATTGAGTACTCTGTCCCTAAGTTGTCAAGGGTTGAGAAGACTGGGGAAAATACTAATCCGATACAGATTAACTTCCTGTCATCGGCAAGTAACGGTGTTATGGATGGCGTTAAATTACTATCCAATGAGAGTGAAGTGATTGATATAACTGATATGCAGATAGATGGCTAATGTAATATATAACGAAACCTTTGAGGATTTCTTTAAAACCAGAGCAAGGTTTGCTGTGTTATTTGGGGGTTCGGGGTCTGGAAAATCAGTTGCAGCCGCACAGAAGATGTTGATGAGGGCTGTTAACGAACCGAATACCAGACATTTAATAACAAGGAAACTTAAATCTACAATCAAGGAATCTGTATTCAAAAACATGAAGCAGATTATTTTGGATTCAGATTTAATGCCTTATGTTAAAACTAATTCAACCGATATGTCTTTCACGTTTTTTAACGGAAGTGAAATCATTACATCCGGCTTAGATGACCACGAAAAGATTAAGTCATTGACTGAAGTTGTAAGCATCTGGGCAGAGGAAGCCACTGAGTATGATAAAATGGACATCACACAGTTAAACCTTCGTCTAAGAGGTAATAAGGGGCTGTACAAACAGATTATCCTTACGTTCAATCCTATATCTGAATTACATTGGCTAAAAAAAGAGTTCTTCGATAAGAAAAGTCCATCTGTATTCACAATGCAGAGTACATTTATGGATAACAAGTTTATTGATGAGGCTTATAAGGAAGAACTTATTAAAAGGTACTCAGATGATCCTAATGTAAAAAGAGTATATATTCTTGGAGAATGGGGTCGGGTTGTGACTGGGGCTGAATTTTACTCTGGGTTTAACTTCCAAAAACATTGTAAGGATAGCTTATCATTCCATACGGAAGATACCATTCATCTCAGCTACGATTTTAACGCACGACCCTTTAGTCCGGCACTTGTATCACAGGTAGTAAAAGGTATTGACGGTAGATGGAAGGTTTATGTACTGGATGAAATAACAATGCGTAATCCTCTAAATACTACCGAAGCCTGTACTGATGAATTTCTCAACAGATACAAAGACCTGATACAGCCGCCGTTGTTTATTTATGGTGATGCTTCTGGAAGGGCGAGAAACCCTTTAAATAACTTAAACAACTATGAAATAATAGAGGCTATTTTAGCACCATATCTTAATGCAAACAGTATAAGAGTACCTAAAGCCAATCCTCAATTACTTAAACGAAGACAGTGGATTAATCGGGTGCTTAGGGGGGAATATCCGATTGATATTTACATTGATAAAAAATGTGTAAATTTGATTGAGGATTTTGAAAATGTACTTGAAGATAAAGATGGTAAACCATTAAAAGTTATCAAAAGAGATAAAGAAACAGGAACATCCTACGAAAAACATGGCCATCTCAGTGATTCGTTCTGCTATTTCATCATAGAATGTTTTAAAGGATACTACGAAACATACGAAGCAATTACTGATAGATAACTACTTATCACCAACAATTCGTACTATATGAGATACTTGTATTAAAGCGCTAATTTTCCGTTCATCAAAGATACCATCTCTTAAATGAATAATTATTTCTTCCGTTAACTCAAGGAATTTTTTTCCAGTCTCAATTCTTATCATAACAAGGTTGTAGTCTTCCTTAACTTTTACAACTCCCTGTGTGGTGTATATTGTTGTCATAGTATCTACTTATATTTACGGTCATCACAATATTTACAATTACCTTTGTGGGTTAGTGAAAATTCAGCACCCCAAGGTCTTCTTGAAACATAGATATATTCACAACTATCTATTACCTTTATTTCATAAGTTTTTTCTGGATTAATATCATTACCGCCACCAGCACACGATAAAAAACAGCACATGATAAGTGGTATAAAAGATACTTTAATTACTGATAGTAATAAATTCCTTGTTTTCATATTAATTAGTATTAGGCAACAAAGATAACACAACTTTTCATCTTTGTCAAGCGAAATCTATAATTATTTTATCTGTAACAGATATATCCTATTTTTGTTACAAATACACAAGAGACATGGATATGCTTAAAACATTACTCACAGTAATCAACGAAGATATTAGACATAAATATTATGCCAGAGTGTGCGACCTTAAACGGCTGTACACCGCACTTATCACTGGTGAAGATATGGAATACCTGTTACGGAAGTTTGACAGGCATGAAAGCGATGAGATGTTTAAACAACGTAGAAGGATTACACAGCATATAACATCCTCAGTATCAAGAAACCTAATGAAGCCATTGTATAAAGTGCCAAGAAGCAATTCTGTTAACAGGGTGGTGGCTTACAAGGATGATGCAGTCAATCAAAGGTCAAAGGAACTGGAAGATAAGCTGGATGTTTTCTGGGGTGATGCTTCGTTTGACAACTGGTTCAACCAACGGTGGATTGACTTAAATGGTTCAGACCCAAACAGTTGGTGCGTGTTTGAATGGAAAGATTACGATGTTACTAAGGAAAGAGCAACACCATATCCGTTTGAGGTATCCTCAGAAGAGGCTATCCACTACTCAAAAGACATAAAGAATGATTTACAATTCCTTGTCACACTACATGATGTTGTGGATGAATTTGGTGGAAACTCTAAACAGAGATACACTATCTACGGCAAGGAAGATACAACAGTCTTGACAGAACTGAAACCCGACCCTACTGGTAACAATCCTTACAACATTCCTTTTGCAGATGTAGATGGTGAAACTGTTGTAAAGACCAAGAAAGGTTATTTCACTATTAACACTTATACCCATAGTTTAGGTTTTGTTCCGGCATTCATGGTTGGATTCAACAGAGATATTTACACAGAGGGTAAGACAATGATTTCCGTTATTGATGATGCCGTTCCATTGCTGTTAAAGATGGTTAAGGCTAACTCTGAGATGGACTTAACTGCTGCTTTGCATGTATTCCCACAGAAGATACAATATGCCAACAGATGCAGTCATACAGGCTGTAACAACGGTTTTATGCCGGATGGTAATTCATGCAGTAAATGTCATGGAACAGGATACGAAACACATAAGACGGCACAGGATATTATCTACCTGAGGATGCCAAAGGATAAGGATGACTTCCTTAACCTTGACAACATTGTAAAATATGTTTCACCATCGGTAGAACTGGTTCAGTGGCAGGATAGATATATTCAGGAACTTACCATCAGGTGTAAGGAAGCACTTTACAACTCCGAGTTGTTCAGTAAGAAACAGGTAGCAGAAACTGCAACAGGCAAGAACATTGACTTACAGAACGTGTATGACAGTCTGTACAATATGGCTACCGCATACTCACGTAAATGGAAGTTTGGGGTTGAATCCATTGCATCCATCACAGATATGAGGAAAGACCTGATAGCATTCTACACATTCAGTAAAGACTTTAAGATGAAGTCGTTATCAGACTTGTACGCTGACTTGGAAACAATTAACAACAGTGATGGAGATAGTTTCATAAAAGACGGTATCAATAATGATATAGCTGGAATCATTTACTCAGAAGACCCCATCGGTAAAGCACGGTATCTGACACAGAAATCATTCTTCCCTTTCAATGGTAAATCAGAGAAGGAAATAATGTATGCCATGACAACCAATTACACCCCTGACAGAATCAAGGTACTTTACCTGAACTACTCTTGGATATTTGATGAAATTGAAAACGAGATGAGTGGTGGGATAAACTTCTACGAACTGACAAGGGAACAGCAGAAAGTATTGATTGACAAGAAGGTTAATAAGATACTGAAAGAACAAGAAGCAATGGAATTAAAAGATATGGATAATGCAGACACTGACAGCGATCAAGGAACAGGTAGCAGAACGGGACAGGGTGATAGACGAAATACTGGCAGAACTGGAAGACAGGCTAACAGCGTACCAGAAGAAGATTAACGGTCAGGTTATTGAAGCCTTGTATTCTGATTTTGAGGACATTGATGATCTGATTATTTCACTGTCAGAGATACTGGATAACGATAAGAACTTAACCAAGATACTTGTATGGTATAAAAGACAGTTACCTATTATGATAGGATTGTCTGTTGCTTACTTTGGAGTGACTGCACCAAAATACACAGTAGCTAAACTTGAATCCTTTTTCGATTCATTCACTAAAGGTATATACAACTACAATTCAAGGATTAAGGCTGATGCACTTTCATTGTACATAGCTGGTAGTGAAAAAAAAACTATTGCCAATAAAATACTGACTAATAACCAGTTAAGTTCTGTGGCACATCAAAAAATGGCAGATGCCCTAATGATGGCTTTAAGGCTAACTGACAGGGATATAGCGGTAGAAGAAAACTTTGATTATGCCCTTTACTTTGGTACAAGGCTTGAAACATCCAGAGATTTCTGTATAGCACGCAAGGGGAAGATATTCAGTAAAAAAACAATCCAATCTTGGAACGACCAAGACTGGAAAGGAAAAATAATCGGCTCAGATGTTTTAATCTCCCTTGGAGGCTATAATTGTGTGGACAGCCTTATGTGGGTATCAAAAGAAGTAGCTGATAAATATGGTTATGACCAACTTAATGATTAGCCATCTTTTAAAATTTCTTTAAGTTCATCATACCGTTTACGTTCTTCTGGTGTGTAACTATTTATATGCCTAAATAGCATTTTTCCAAATTCTTCACGTTCTTTAGCAAGAGGCATTTGCCTTAATCTTGAAAGCAACTTTTCTGCTGCTTTTTCTTGTTCCGGTGTCCACATATTAGTTTGGGTATTGCCAAAAATCATCAATTACTTTATTTAGTGTAACGGGAACAAGGTCTTCCCTTCCTGTACAATCGTATTCAGTTTCAATTAATCTACCATGTTCTTCCTGCCAGTGATTGAGTAAGAATGTCATCACCCAATCCGAAACCGCTACATCCTTTGGTTTGAACCGCATGGATGTAGCAATGTCCTGTATGAATTGTTCGGCTACCATTCTACAATAGCTGCAAAATTTAACCACACTAAAGCGATACCAACCGAACCACCAGTAGCGGCAATCGAGATTGTTGGTAATACAAAGAACGAATAATCATTCTTGTTGTTGAATAGGTTTGTCATCGAGAATTTCATAATCTGTTAGGTTTAAGTTTTGGTTATAAAAATATACTAATTGTTCGTGTAGTTTAATTATATTGCCTGAAGCCACATATATGTTTGATGTTGCCACATTAGTAGCTGCCTGAACAAGTGGATTGTATAGTGCCAATATAGCATCAGCCGTGTCAGCCATTGGCTTGTTTTCCATTAATACTTCTATGATTCTTTGTTTCATAATATTTCGTTTATATACGCAAATTCACCAAATAATTCAGTAGCCTTGTTGTTGTACGCTAATGCAGCTTCTGTTTCAAATGTAAATAAACCAAGATGAATATATTTTTTATTTAATTTTATTCTAGACATCCATTTTTTAGTTGCTTTATGCCAACATACTCCCTTGTATTTACTTGATTTATTTTTACCTATAATTCTATTTCTGTTGTTCTCATCCTTAGTACAAACTCGTAAATTACTTTTCTGATTGTTCAATCCGTTGTGGTCACAGTGGTCTATTTGCAAACCAACGGGAAATCCCATAATTAAACGATGCATACTCATTGTTGTTCTTTTCTTTTGAACATTTGAGTTAGCGTATTTATTAGTGTTACAAACCCTAACATGCCACTTGTATTTACTAACAAGTTCATAGTCTTCATCATCTATTAAAGCCACATAGCCTTGAGTTAACGGTATTTCTTTCATAAAAAGTTACCCACCCGAAACACAAAGGCTCATCCGATTGCACACGATGTGCTTTGGCAATGTGTTAAGAGTGGGATTTAATATTTTCATAGTTATCGAATGAGCATGACAAAAATACTTAATGTCACACCCGATTAAAATAATCATTAAAAATTTATAAACTTAAAGCACGGCATCCAATTACTAATCCTTGATCATTTCTGACAAGCTCATCCGGCACTAATAAATCTTTCCTACAACTACAATACATCTTAACTATCTGACTAACAATGTAATACTGGTCAGTAGTTTCATCCGGTAGTCCCATTAGTCCAAGTCGTTCTATGGAGTTAATCCTGATACCGCCAATGTATGAATGGTGGCTAATTTTGGACGACACTCTTGCCAATCCTTCCGAAGTGAAAACCCTGTCCACTTTACCATTCTTAAACATGGTTATGTTGTGCGGTGTTAAATTTGTTATTGTCATTGCCTTTATTTATTAAAGAGTATTTTAGTAAGTTCTTTGAGTTGCATGCTGTTTAATTTTTCAACATGTTCATTAATTATTTGTATAAGTTTATTTTTTTTCTTCTGATTCAGAACTTGGTATATACTGATTGACATACTCAAGAAAAAGATCACGATTATTTTTTATAGTAACCATACCTATATCTATTTCTATATTTAGAAAATTAACAACAATACTCAAATCATTTTTTTAATATGAAGTGAATCCTTTGTCTCGTTAAATCAACCCTATAAGCAAATTCATGTATTGATAGGTCTGATTCTAAAAAAAGGAATTGTAATATCTTTTAATCTCATGGTGTTATTTGTTATTTGTTCAGCAAATGTACAACAGAAATTTTGCTTTGTCAAGTAAAATCTATAATTATTTTTAACTTTTTTTACATTACCTATATTTGCTGATATGAAAGGGTATAAACCGTTGATAGATTATGCTAAAAGGATGTCCAATTTTTCGAGGGATAATTCTTACATAATAAATTTCTGCGGTGGGTATCAGGTAGTTGGAAGCTGGTTTTTTAACATAGAAGAGAATGCAAACAGAGCAATCAGGCACACCGTTGTTTACAATAGTAATGCCGACATATTTAGGGAAGTACAATACGGCAGGAAAAGAAAGAGAGATGAAGTTGTCAAGAGCAGTCCAGTCTGTGATAAATCAATCATATCAGAACTGGGAATTGATAATTATTGCAGATGGCTGTCAGAAGTCGGTGGACATTATACAAGAGAATAGATTCCTGAACGATGAAAGAATTAGTATGTACCTGATTGACAAATGCAAGATATGGTCAGGCACTCCACGCAATATAGGAATAAAGAACGCTAAGGGTAAATACATCATTTACTTGGATGCAGATGATATATACGACCAAGAATACCTGATTGACTTATCGAAAGAAGTGGCTGACAGAGATTGGTATATAGTAGATGACATTGTTTACAGGAAAACTAAAGCCGGATGGGAAACCATTATAAGACCCGTTAATGTTAATGTACACGGACAATGCGGTACTTCTAACATTATCCACAAGACTTCATTGAATTGCTATTGGAACGTGAACGATAATTACAGCCACGATTACAGGTTCTTGAATATACTAAAGGCCGTGTCGGAAGATTACCAAAAAATTAACATTGCCGGATATGTTGTATGTCATATCCCAAATATCTATGATCTATGAAAAGAGCAGATATTCACAACGGATTCATTTTTACATTCAGAGATTATGTAGGAAGGACAACTTGCTTCGATGGTGAGATAGAAGTAAACGGAATTGAAACATGGGAAATTAAACCAGTAGAGATAACCAATGAAACCATTGAGTTACTTGGGTTAAAGTTTTACAATGGCTGGTACTTCCGTGATGTGCTGTTCACAAGAGAGCAGGATCATTATGTGGTAACCATTCATGGGTTTGAAGTCCCCAACAAGACTATCCACTACATCCACGAGATACAAGCCGTCATCTACGCAATCTATGGTATAATTGTATGAAACCAATTTTAACGATTATACAGTATAACTGTGATAACCACTTCCCGAAACGAGATGGTGTAGAATACATCACACTGGACTATGATGGGGACAAGGAAGTGTTCATCCTGAATACACTTTTAAGGATGTCTAACGGCACTTATGTCATCACACTTAGAAACGGTGACACACCATCAGAAGACTTCTTAGAAACGATATTAAGCGTATTGGGAAGCAATAGGGATGTTATAACTTACAGTACAGTTTCATCAATAGGAGATAGGTATGATTATACCATATTACAGATGAATAGAATGTTTCAGAAACAGTTTGTACTGACCAATCCAAAGTACTTCCACTGCGTAAAACGGATGTTACTTCAATCAGTTAACTTCCTTCCAACCAGTAATCCGTTTGACCAATACTCAAACCGTATAAGACGGGTATGCTTCACTGAATATAAGATTGATTCGGTACTGCTTGCTACTGATAATAATTAATAATTGTCTATTACAAATTTAGTATCAAGTAATTCAATATACTTTTTAGACTTATAAACTGCCTGTGGTGTGATACCATTATCCTTAGAATACTTTTTAATGGTTTTTATACCAGAATAACATTCAATGAGTTTAATATTTTCAACCCAGAAATCAATTGACAGTAATCCTTTATATACTGATTCCTCAATTAATATTAGTATATTTAATTCTGTATCAGTCATTTGTGCTGGTTTAAAATATTCAACTTGCGTATAGCGATATGTTGTAGGCAATATTGCTCAATCAAGCACATCGAGTATTTCGCCACATTCTTCGCAGCAAGTACATCTCAGTGTTTTTTGGTCAGTTACTGCGTGTTCGCAATACTGTTCGCTTCGCCCTACAACAAAGTGTAAACGCAATAAATTAAAATTAAGAAGCCTATTTGCTATCTCAATCATTGTGTGTTTATTAGCATTAGGCAAAGTGTCAAATTCTACCTTACAACTTTGTTGTGTATTCCAATCTTGTTCTTTTGCAACAGCTTCATAATTATCGTGAAGCCACTTTGCTAACTCTTCTTTTGTCATTTGTGCTATAATTTTAATTTACTGACGTTTACACTCGGCACGTTAGTTGCCATACTGCTTGACAAAATGTTCTATGGCACTATCAATATTTACATCACCGTAATATGGTGCTGGTGAGTAACCTTCTCCTGGTCTATGTCTTGGGTTTGCCTTTTTAATTTCATATCCGTTTTTTCTTAAAAAATCAATGAAAGTACGGCAACTAACATCGGCTAAAACTTCATTGCCTACATTAGTTGGATTTTGAACGTCATTGCTATTTTCCATGTTTGTCGTATTTTTGAAAGTGAACTGCATTTTATACGGCAACGCAGTTTAGCCGAGAACCGTTATAAGCCATTTTAACGACACCCGACAATATCCGCAATATTGCGAAGTTGTTCTATTGTGAAATTTCCATTGTGGTTGTAGTCGCTAAATGATTGTTTAATCTTTTGGAATAAACTATTCATTTCGTTTTTATCTAATATTTCTTGTTTTGAGCGATACATTTGATAGTTCCTTTGAGAGTAAACATTATCTTCATGTTTTAAATTTGAGATAGTAATCTTATCTCTCAAATCAGAGCATTCAAAATATTTTTTACCAATTTTAGTTACGGTATGTTCAGTAATTGCTTTTTCATAACGAGTATTAATTTCTCGGAATAAAATTTGACCAACAAAAACTGCTGGTAACAGCGTGTCATACCCAATTGGGGGCGCATCGCTTTTTTGATTGTTTTGTAAGTTATTCATCTGTATTGCTTTTAATCAAGTTACTACTAAATAATCCCCAACTGGGTATACACGCAAAACGTTATACAAATGTACAACAATATTTAACCATTGTCAAGTTTTTTATTCATTATTTTTTAATAATCATAGATTATCTATTTTTAGGTATGACATTTGATATTATCATAGTTAGCGATGCCTATAACAACAGTAATAAAACGGTTACGGAAGAGTGTGTTAAATCATTACTGCTTAATAAGTTAGATGCTGTTGAGCAGAAGATTATAGTGGTTGAAAAACAAGAAACGGTAAATTACGAAAATACCTTAACTTTGCATTATGATTTTGATTTCAATTATAACAAATGCCTAAACTATGGTCTTCAAGAGTCGAATGCTGAATTCATATGTCTGGCTAATAATGATCTCATCTTTCATAAAGACTGGCAGGCTGGGATTATAATCGGATTTAGTTACGGTGTTGGTAGCCTTTCTCCATACTGTATAAGACATCACAAGAATATGTTTCAAATGGATTCAAAGATACACACAGGTTACAGAACAGAACACGAATTAGCCGGATGGTGTATATGCCTGACAAGAGAAACACTGAACAGTATTGGTAAGTTAAATGAGGCTGTATCGTTCTGGTATTCAGATAACATTTATGCAGAACAACTTAAAAGAGAAAATATAAAACACGGTATAGTATGTAACAGTTTTGTAACTCACTTACTATCACATACATTAAACCAGAGAAGACCAAAAGATAAACACTTTTTGACACGGGAACAAAAGGAGAAATTTAATAATGAAGTAATTAAACTATGGAATAATGGCTAAGAGAAAGAAGTTGTTTTATTCGTACCCAGATATTTTCCGTCAGGATAAACTTGACGATTATATTTTTGCCTATTTTACAGGCGTAAGGGATTGTATCACCACCATCAAGTTACAGGAAGTAGCAATGATGTTCCAGAAGAATTTCGGAATGGAAGAAGATGATTTGGCTGTTGATATTATAATGGCGTCATACCACAGAAGTTTGGAGAAGTATAACAACTATATCCAGATTAGAGAATATGAATTTTTCAACGTAAACAAAAGCGTAAATGAAAGAGGGTAGATACATAAATAGAAAAGATGGTAGGATAGTTAAGTTCTCAGCACAGATGATTGAACACTTATCCAAGACTATGGGTAAAGACTGGAAAAGTCTTACAGAACCTGATGAACCGATTGAGATTAAAGCGGTGAAGGTAGTTCCGTTTGAGTTGGCTGAATACAAAGAGGTTAAACCAATTGAACACCCTGAGAGAATTGTTAAACCTAAACCAATTAAAAGTGATCCAGTTAAGAAACAAACAGACCGGAGAAAGCGTCAGCCTAAGTGACGATAAGTGGCAGGAACTGAAACAGATGGGACATGGTAGAATCTGGGAAGAGGAAAAAGTTAATGTCAATGAAATAATTATTAAAGCTAAAAAAATAGAAAAACGAGATGAAGGAAAAGGATTTGTTATTCGGAGTTTTGACGAAAGCGTTGGTGAAAACAGACCAAGAGTTAGAGCAACTCATTTACGATCAGACGGGGGAACTAAAGAGTGATGCTTTAGATGCCTTACTATCACAGGATGCTGACCGTGTAAGACGTATCAGGAAAGAAGCGGATGGAACAGGTTTTAACAATGGCTATAAGAAAGGCACTGCTGAAACCATGACAGACGTTGAGAAACAGTTCAAACAGAAGTTTAACTATAACTCAGATGCACAGGGACTTGACCTGATTGAAGAGTTTATCGGTAAACAGGCTAAGACCACCCTAAACATTGATGATGTTAGAAAACATCCGGCTTACTTGGAATTAGAAAGAAGCACAGTGAAGAAAGACGAGTATAACAAGGTTGTCACTGATTTTGAACAGTTTAAGACTGGTTTAGAAAGAAGTAACATGATGTCTAAGATTCACAACAAGGCACTTGAAATGCTGGATAAATCTAAGCCACAGATTGAAGATAATCCTGTTATTGCTAATAAGCGTAAACAGACGTTCCTATCAGAGTTTAATAAATATGACTATGAATTTGAAGGTGATTATCCAGTGCCCGTGAAAGATGGTAAACGTGTTCAGGATGCACACGGTAATGCACTGTCATTTGAGAACTTAGTGAAAGATACCATTGAAGGTAACTTCGTTATCAACCAGCAGACTTACAGACAGTCAAGCGGTAACAGTGGTAGTGGTGGTGTATCAGTTCCAATAGCAAGGAACAAGGAAGAATACATGAAGATGATTGTAGCGGAGAAAGACCCTCAGAAGCGTGTTGCTATAAAGGCTGCATACGAACAGGCAAACAAATAACCAGTAGGTTAACACAATGAAAGAGCCGTTACTTAACTGTTACGGCTTTTTTTATGTCCAGTAATTTATCTAATAAACTGGACAATGATCTATCAATTTCCTTCTGTAATCGTTTTCTCGCAGGGAATATCCTTAGCCCATCAGTGTACATTATATGTGGATGAAACCTCATAAGCATCCTGTCATATTCGTCTAATAGTGGTTTTTTCATTATATTAATCAAGATTTAACGCTATAATAATACGCAGGATATTAGACCTACTCATTCCTACGTTGGATAGTTTTTTAATTATAAAACAATCTCTCTCGTAATTTTTTGAGTGTTCCATATATAACTCAGCATCTTCAATTGATGTTACGCTATTTATTACAATATCCCTAATGGTATCACACAACTCTTTATTATAAAAAAAATGAGGAGTGTTAGACGTAATGTCGAAGGGTGATAATCTGTGTTTCATTTTATTTTTTTTCTCACAAACATACAACATTATGCCAGCTTTGTCAAGTCTTTTTTATTAATATTTTTTTTCGCTTATTCAATTAGTTATTTTTGCTTTTCAAAGTTGTCCATATCTTAAATGGAATGAGGGGTTTGCTACTTCCTGTATAAAAGTAGATGCGGATTTTAACCCTTTAAATAAACTAAAATATTATGAGTACAGTTTCAGGGAGCTTCGATGAGACCCTATTATTGGATCAAATCGTTAGAGCCGACCAGATTATGTTTGATGATCGTATCAAACAGCAATTTATTCCTCGTGCAGAGGTCTTAACGGTATTACAGAACATTCAGAACGCAAGAGTTTTTTCACAGATGTCAGCCTCTAAAAAGGATTTTGATGTTGTAGTTGAATGGATGAATGTGTGTGAAGGGACTATTGAAGAAAACACATCCTGCGAATTAGGCGGCATTAAATCGTCAACCAACGTAGAAGAGTACGCACTTACCTATGAAAGATCATGGGGATTCACTGTTGATGAAAGCGATTTCGTTGACAACCGTTTTGATATGGAAGAGTCTATTGCTAAGTTACTTTTGACTGGTGATAAGAAACTCACAGAAAACCTTGCTACATACGCTATTTCCCGTGTTAACACTTTCCTTGGTGTGAATGAATACACTGGTGGTAAAGGTGTTGTTGCCGGAACTGAAACATCCATTGCAGCCGCTTACTGGAATGCAGACTTAATGGCTTACTTTAACACAGCAGCCGTTATTAACAAGTTTGATAACCCTATCCTGTTGTCTGGATTTAACCTGTATGAGCAAATCTTCTTAGCTGCCGCTAAAGCTGGTAACGCTAATGGTAAAGGTGACCCAGTATTGTTCGGTACTATCCCAACATACTTTGATTTGTTCAATATCGACACTGTCAATGGTGAGCCAACAACCTATATGATTAACACTGGTGCTATCGCATTTGCTAACAAGGCTTATAACCCTGACACCCCACAGGTTGTCAACGGAGTATTCACACGTTACACTATGCGTAGTAAGTTCAGTGGATTAGTTTATGACGTATTTTACAAACCAGAATGCGGTACTAACGATAAGGTTATCCATAACTTTAAGATGAAACTCAAGGCTGACCTATTCCTTAATCCAGCTGGATGTCTGGCTACCAACACGGGAATCCTAAAATACGTGTGTGGATAGAACCATTCTAAATAACAGAGACCACTATTCCTTAACTGGGGTAGTGGTTTTTTTATACCCTATAACATATAAATCCATTAGTGAATAACATATTATACGTTAACAGGTATAATGGCAGTTAGTGAATGATAAAATCTATAATTATTTTATCTGTTCCACATATATCCTATTTTTGCGACATAAAAATATAAAATATGTCTACTATTACTTATTGCCTTGATGGTATAATTGGAGTCACCCCTAAAGCATGCGATTGTCTTGGAACGGAAGCAACGGAATCCAGTTCTGGATTATACTTGGATGGACTGGTAGAAATGTCAGATATATTCGGGCTGATAGACTGTCAAAACGGTGATGATGTGTCTGAGATAGCCTTACGGAGTTTAGATGATGCAAATATTGAATTTCTTGCGGACTTCAATAGTACGATACTGAATGACTTCACTGTAAAGAGAAAACACTTCAATGGTGCTATCGGTAAACCAACCTACAAGACAGCTTTGAATATTGCTGACGGAAGGTATGCAGGACTACGGATATTCTGTGCTGACATTGTATCAGGCTATATGAAGATTAATAAGATAGGTACACTGTTCGGACAATCCGGTAATGTTGATTTGACTATTGTAAATAACCTCGGAGAAATTGTAGATACCGTTACAGTGGCTGCTATTGCCAACCAACATACTTTAACAACTGTTAACCTGACACTGCCGTTACACAATGAGTATGCAGAGAACTTAGAATACTTTATCTACTACACTAAAGTAGCCGGAATGATACCAAAAGACAATCAGGTTAAATGCAGTACTTGTGGAAGTTTCAGAGCCATCTATAACACAATGAACCCATACTTCAACAGCCAGACAGGTGGACAGATGGGATGGGCGGAATGGGTGATGGTTGGAGGATTGAATGTAGCCAGTGACGTTGATTGGACTGATATAAATACAACCACAAACAACTATATGAATGGCTTAACGCTGTCAGTAGAGTTTGGCTGTGTATCGAATGACATAGTATGCCAAAATGTAATCAGCTTTGATGATAACCCGCTTGCAATGGCTATTGCCCATGCAATCAGGTATAAGGCTGCCTCTATGGTTATAAATAAATTATTGAGGGCTGATATTATAAATAGACCCACAATGATTAACAGGGAAGAAAAAGCAGCCGTTATACTTTACTACAATGAGCGTTACAGCACTATGATACAGTACATTATAGAGAACCTTGAATTTAAGTTCAATGACTGTTATATGTGTAAAGACAAGTGGGGAATGCGATTAGGCGGTATCAGGAATTGACCCACCATAAGTAGTTTCCTCGGTATAAAATTTAAGTAATAAGTGTGGATTTGCATCCCCAAAATCTTTAACAGGAGATTCTATATATGGAAGCTGTCTTTGTAAGGTTAATTCTTTGAAAGTACGTTCAACTCCTTTCATGAAGTACTCTAAGGCATATTCTTTCTCCCATGATTTTTCATAACCTATTTCAGCTTCTTTACGTAATTTACGTAAAACATCAGTCTTGTTTATACTGCTTTTTAACTTTACCATATCTACTGATTGTTACAAGCATCATACGGATGCCACAGGTTCTTAGTTAACTTCTTGATTGTTACGAAGGTATATCTTGCTTTGCCTTTATCGGCTATAAACTTATCCCAAGCCTCTTCTGCTGTTGCGGCATAGATGTATACATCATTACAGATGTCGAACTGGCTTTTGCAGCTAATCCCAAAACGGTATCTTTCTTTAGTCATAATTATAATTTATTTTTAGTTGATGCTTGTAAACATAGATTTTTTATAACTGCAAGCCATTGTTCATTAAACACGATTTTTTCCCCTGTTGACAAATGTTCGTAAATCCATTGGGCATTATTGGATATTCTTTCCAATGTGAAATCATCGTAGAAAATATTATCCTTTTTCATTTTATTAATTGTTTAGGTTACAAAGATAACACATCCTATTGCTTTTGTCAAGTAATTTATCATATTTTTATTATTAGCCACTATATTCTATTTTTGGCGGTATGAAATTATCTGATAAATTCAGTGCTACTATCAATGATTTACCAAGTGTTATTGAACAAATACTTTGGGAAGAATCTGTAACACTGACAGATAGGATAAGGAAAAGAGTACGTGTAACTGGAAAGAATGCCAAGAATGATAAGTTTTCAAACTACTCAGAGAAAGGACATCCAAGAAACTGGAAAGGTAAAAGGGAACGTGCTGGGCTACAAATAGGATTCAAGGACTTAACCTTTAGCGGTGGTCTGTTTAATTCCTTATCCCCACAACGGTCTGAAACTACACCAGAATCGGTAACAGTATTCCAGTCAGTTAAACTGGACGGTCGGAATAAAGACGGTAAGACTTATGAAACCATTGTAAGGAAACTGACACAACAGGAACAACTTGGTGAAGACTTTATAACAAATCCAACAGAAAGGGAACTGTCCGATACAATGAAACGAATTGACAAAAGAGTAAACAGAGAATTAAAAAAAATACTTGCAAAATGATTGAAACAATAGTTGACAGTTTAGCAGCCACTTTAAAGGCAAACTTGGCTTGGGGTGATGTATCGGTTGGTATAGTGACCGAAATGAAGATAATGGATAAAGACGGCAATGAGATTACTTTCCCTGTGTATCTGTTAAAGGATGAACTTTCCTGTGTAACAGGTGATTACATTAATATGATACCGGATTCATCCAAGAAGTCAATGATATACTTTGAATTAGAAAGCAATGTCTGTAACGAATACAATAAGACCAGAGGCGCTGAAATGGAAGCCAGCCTTACACTTATATGCTGGTTCAACTATAAGAAGATAGATCAGGAGATGAAGAACGCTGAATACATCTTCGCTGACATACTTGACAATCTACCACAGCGACTTTCATCAGATAATAGTGTATATATTACTGTAACAAGTAAAGATATTAAAGATGGCTCTGTATTCGATAAATACGACTATAAGGATGGAATGCAGTACACTAAGTACCCGTATGACTATGTTAGTATAGGATTGAATATAGTGTATAGGCTTAAACCATTTTGCGTAACGGTTAATGATAACCCTTTAGTTTGTTAATTGTATATGATTTTTAATTAGTTATTCATTGTTTATTTTTGCATTATGATATTAGAATCGTTATTCATAGCCATTACAATGTGGGTTTACATCCATATCACGTCAGAGCCCGATATGATTATGAATGGATTTTATTTGAAGTTGGACAGTTGGACAAGAAAAGTGTCCAAGTTAAATAAGTTAGTGTCGTGTGAATACTGTTTGTCTGGCTTCACAATGTTATGGGCTTATCCATTTATCACTGATGACTATAATTTATTTTGGCACATTGGTTATATTTCTTTGACAATATTTTTTATACATATATTTAACACATTTTTAAGGGATGAAGAAGATTGATTTTGAGGCTTCGTATTTTGAAGCAGATGGAAGAAAGTTCTACATGGGCGAGAGCCTGTGTATTGAAAGGTTCATGGAGTATGAACGGTTACAGAACTCAATGGGTTTTAACCTATCATTCAAACAGGTATTTGACAAGCTGAACGAAATATACGCATTACAGAATAGTAACAAGTTTCTTGATAGTGGTATCAAACTGTACAACCTGATGAACGGTATTGCTGAGAGGGTTGATGGTAAGATTCATCCGGCACTGGAAATATGTGCCTTGTTCGTAAATGAAGAAGGTGAAGACGGAACTACTTGGAATAAAGAAATGGCTAAATCCAAGATAGATGCTTGGAAGAAAGATGGTTACGATATGCAGGATTTTTTTACATTAGCCATCAGCTTAGTACAAGGTTTTACAACCGCCTACGAAGAGTTCACGGAAAATATTTCAAAGCTGGTGGCAGTGAAATAGTAGAATACTACGACACTACGATAAGGAAGTTAAATGAATTTTGGGCTAAGACATTGATAAACATAAGTAAGAACACTGGAATACAATACAATGATTTAAAAGGACTTGACGTGTTTGAGTTCTTTACAATAGTTACCAATACAAGTACAGAAGATGGCAAATAACATAGAACAATCATTAACCCTAAAATACAAGCAATATCTTGACGGTTTAAACAAGTTGAATGAATCATCAGCTAAACTGGAAAAGACTATTGAACGGGTTAATAATATGACTACAGAGAATATTGCTAATCAGTACGCTAAACAACAGAAAGCGTTAAGTGGTGAACTGGGTGTGTTAGCACAGATTACAGCCCAGATGAAGATTCAGAAGGAGTTACAGCATAGCAATACCGCTTCTACTGAGGATATTAAGAAAGCTACCTTAGAGTTAAAGCGTTTAAATATTGAATACAATAAGTTAACCAAAGCACCCAAGGATTTAGTAGCACAGACCAAGATATCCTTTTTAAGTATGTCACAAGTGATGTCAAATTTCCGTAGTTTACTGCTTTCTACATTTGGTGCGTATGCTGTATTGAACGGTATCAAAGCCACATTCAATACCATCAAAGAGTTTGAGAAGTCAATGACAATGGTTAAGGCTGTAACCAATGCCACTGCGGAAGAGTTTAAAGCACTTTCAAATATCACACGAGACTTAGTAAGGTCGGGAAGTATATTCGATCCAAAAACCATTGCAGATGCAGAAGTAGAACTATCTAAATTAGGTTTTACAGCCAATGAAATAGCAGTGATGATTAAACCAATCAATGACTTAGCTATTGCAACTGGTGAAGACTTAACACAGGCAACAGAAATTAGTACTGCTGCAATGCGTAACTTTGGACTGACAGCATCAGACCTCACAAAAGTAATTGATGTAATGGGTAAGGCTATGAATATTTCAGCCTTAGATATATCCAGTTGGAATGAAGCTGCAAAGTATTCAACATCAGTTGCCGCACAACTGGGATGGAGTATTGAAGATGTTGCGTCAATGATGGCTTTACTTGCTAATAACGGTATTAAAGGCTCTATGGCTGGTACAGCTATGAGGCAGATGATGCTGAAACTTGCTGATAGTGGTTCAAACTTACAAAAGGCAATGGGTGGTAATATAACCACATTCCAAGATTTTATTGGTGGGCTTGAAAGAATGAAAGAATCAGGAATAACACTGAACGAGATTCTAAAAGCTACGGACGTAAGAACATCAACAGCCTTTGCAATATTAGAAAGTGGTGTTGAAACATTAAAAAGTACAAGACTTGCGTTTGATGATGTAAACGGTTCGATTAAGCAAATGGCTGAAATAAACCTTGTTACACTATCTTCAAAAATTGATATATTGTCTGCATCTTGGAAAGCATTGATACTTGAATTTGACCAAGGAAACGGAACTGTATCTAATATATTTAAATCAAGCCTTGATGTATTAACGGATAAACTGAACGAGTTATCATTACAGGAAAAATATGGGTTTGACCTTTCAAGAACCTTTACTCAAAGGATTATTCAGGATAAGGCTAATATCATAAAGAATGTAGAACGTAATATATCTGAAAGTAATACCCTTGCAAAGAAAAGTTATGAGGATGATATAGCTGCGTTACGTGAATCATTGTTAAAGAAAGAAATAACACAGGAACAGTTTGATAGTGTAAGGTTAAATAAACATAATGAACTTAATGATAAACTGTTTAAATCTTCATCTGCTTTACTTGAAAGTAATTTAAGGACACAATTAAACCTTGAAATAGAATCAAGTTTAAAAAGCAAATCAGAATCTTATGTTCGTGCAGCAGAAGAACTACTTGCATACAATACGGCCATATTAACTAATCAGGCTAACTTATCCACATCTTTAAGTAAGAAGACTAATGATGAGTTGAATATGATATATAAAACTACCGTTGACAATATTACAAGAATGTCACTGGAAGAATCAAAGTTTGAAGTAGAGTTAAGGAAAGAAAAGATTATCAGGGATGAGATAAATAAAATTCTTGATAATAGGGCTGTTGATAAAAAGAAAGTAGAAGAAACACCGGAAGAAAAGTCAAAGAGAATATCAGACTTAAAGAAACAGTATGACCTTGAACATCAAATAAGGCTTAATGCTATAAATGCTGATAGGGCTTTAACTAATGAACAGCGTGAAATGAAGTTGGCAATAGAAAATTCCACATACAAGGAAAGACTATATATGCTTGACGCTAACGAGGCTGAATCATTACGGTTAAAGGAACAATACGGTGAACTGGCTAAACAGCAAGAGCAGTTATTAAGTAAGGAATTACTTGATATTTACGAGAAGTATGGTACTGAAAGATTAAAGATACAACAAAAGAATGATAACAAACTTCTTGAAAGCCAGAAACGTACAGATAAGTTTGAGCAGGAATTACTACGTGTAACTATTGACAACCTTAAAAAACAGTTAAACGAAGAGATAGACCCCAATGAAAAAAGAAGGATAACTGATTTAATCTTTGGTGCTGAGTATGAATTAGAGTTAAAAGTAGCTCAGGATGAAATAGACCAGATATTCAATACCATTAAGGCGAGACGTGACCTTATTGACAGTGAGGTTAATAAGGGTAAGACGGTTGAAGAGGCTGCTGCTTTCTTAGGTATTGACCTTGATTCAATGGATGAACTTGAAAAACAGTTAATCATAAAGATGAAACGGATGGGACTTATCACCCCAGAGGTACAATCACCAGCCAATAAAGACATCTATTCATTACTTGGTATAGGTAAGAACTTGTCAGATAAAGATAAGGAACTGTTACAGCAATCTTTCGATACCGTAATAGATAACTACCAAAGGATTGCAGATGCAGCAGTACAATCAGCCAAAGTAAGAGTTGATGCAGAGAACAGGGCTGTGGATGAATTACAGCAAGCACTTGAAACAGAGATAGCCTTGGCGGAGGCTGGTTTCGCAAGTAACGTAACGCTGAAAAGAAAGGAACTTGAAGAACAGAAAGTAATCCGTGACCAAGCATTAAAAGATCAGGCAGAAGCATTAAAGAAACAGAGAGCAGCGCAAGCCTTGTCAGATGCAGCTAACTTGACTTCTGCTATAATTCAGATAATAGCCTCAGAAGCAAAGAAAGGTGTTATAGGCATTGCCGTGGCTGCTGTTGGTATATCAGGACTGTTAGCCTTAGTATCTGGATGGAAAGCCAAGTCAGCCGAAATAGCAGCATCAGGTAATCAGTTTGAAAAAGGTGGTTACAAGATACTTGGTGGTAAAAGACATAGTCAAGGTGGTGTATCATTAGGTGAAATGGGTGAAGCTGAACAAGGTGAAATGGTATCTGTGTTCAACAGACGTGCCACACAGAAGTACGGTAAGAATCTTGCAGCCTTTACAGATGCTGTCAACAAAGGTAGTATCGACAGGGATTTGGTTGTAAACAACACAAGAGTTGGAAATAACAATTTCACCGCTAAACTGGATGACAGGAAACTTTCAGACATTCATTCTGTATTGGAACAGGTCAGAGATAAAGAAACGGTAGTCTATAACAATGGCTATAAGATAATCATAAACGGTAACAGAGTACGGAGGGTCAGAACCAATGGGTAGTTATCAAATATGGAGTTATAATGGTGTAGGTGATTTCTACGACATAGGTAGTTATGCCTATTTACAGGATGCTACCCCGAATGATTCCGGCATCACACTGGATATTATCAGAGCCGAAAATAACTTTTATTACAGGGTTAACGCATCAGGTGAATACATTTTTAACAAGACGGATTATACTTTACTTTCAGGGATTATTGATAGCTGTGAACCATTCTTATTGGTGTATAATGATAGTTGTGAACGTGGCGATTTCGTAACCAATAACTTTTGGGGATTAGCTGACTACATTGGGATGATAAAGAAAGATGGTGTAACAGTTGATTTAGACAGATGCACTATTGCTATTAACGTAGAAACATTTGACGTATATTCAAGATTTTTAAGGACTTACGATACAGTATTCAATCTGATAAATTACAAGATTGCAAGCCATACAACCACTCAGATGTTTGAGTTTGAGATCGAAACAGATATAGTCATTTCACCACACGAAGTAGTTGAACCCGTTGACCCTTTTGTTGATGGTAGTTTCTTTCAGGATGGAACAGGAAGTTTCCCTTACAGCATTCTAAAGGTAATGGAAGTACAGGCTGACTTAATTGAAAACCCCACTGAATGGTTTGTAAGTAGGGAATATGTCAGAGAGGTGCAATATACCACAATAAATGTATCACCATCCGGAACTTGGTATGGTCTTGGATTGGTTGGTGGATTCTATAAATGGGTAAGGTATCCGGTTGATCCTACTGTTGTGAATGGTTACGACATTGAACAGGTTGATGCCTTGACAATAACTTATTCATTACCGTTACGGGGTGAAGATGATATAATCAACACAAGGTGTATTCCGGTAGAATACCTGTTGAATAAAAAGCTGTTTGATATTGATTACGGAGTGTTTAAAAGCACCTTCTTTAAGAGTATGGTAAATCCTATCACAAACTTACCAAACCGTCTTACGGGGCTTCTTTTACTGCAACAATCGGATGCTAAAACAAGGGTTGACCCAGCAAGAAGACAGGACACCAGTGTAAAGGCTATACTTGATTATCTAAGACTATTCAACACTGGTTGGCACATTGAATGGGATGGAACTAATATGAACCTTGTTATAGAACACAGAAAGTACTACGATAATGGAGGTGCATATTTTACCCAGTTTGTTGATAGTGATGTAAATGAAGTTAACAGGGCAGTTATTAAACCAAACAAAGATAAACTTGAAAAGGCTACCAATTTTGTGATGGGTTCTGCTGAATATGAAGGTTTTATACCACAAGATATTATTTACTCAGAAGGATGTACTAACGGTGAACTGACTAACAGTATATCAGTAACACCATTGACTACTGACTATATGTACGTGTGGGAGAATCAATTAGATGCACCTAATGACGGTATCATATTGATTGCCGGACAACCAATGAAAACGCAATATTACTATTTGATTTATGGTGCTGTTGTAAATAACGAGGGATTAACTGCAATAAACGGTGATGTGGCTATCTATAATATTCAGACTAACTATTGGATATATGGAACACCAACAGATACGGGTACAGTATTTGGCAATGCTGTTAACTTTAGTTATACCAGAAGGGTTAAGCAAAGAAGCAGATATACCTATAACACAAGATATAACCTATTTAATCCATACAGGTTACTAAACACAAGAATTGGAATAGCAGAAATAGAATCAGCGTCTTATTCGGTTAAGAATGCTAACTTTAAACTGATATTATTACTAAGCGATACATAAAATAATGGATAACACATACTACTTAGAACACGGACTACACCTACCATTCAGGTTTTACGATGATAGGAACAAGATAAGCGAAGCCACTGACTACGGTAGGAAACTATCAATACCAAAGAGTGAGTTTTTGATTATGCCTTATGGTACGATACTACCATTTCAGGTTGTTAGGGCATTCAGTGCTATACCTATTGCAGACTTCACTCTTATCTTCTACTGTATCAATACATTAGATGACTATGATTTCAGTGCTGCTATTAATAAGTATTTCAGAATAAGGAGTATAGGTAGTGTTGATTATATCACATTCTTAGGTATCAATCCCGACTTAGAAACCATTGACTTACCTATTGGAAACTATTATGCTGTATGGTCTGATGGTGTAACTACAAGGTATTCAGAAAACATACAAGTAACAAGTGAGGTTGAGTTTATAGGAACATATCGTGCATGGTCAGACAGCAACACGGATTTAAGAACTATTGATGGAACTAATTTAAGAATAATCTAATATGTCAAACAAGAAGATAAGCCAGTTAACACCATCAAGTACTGATTTCCAAGACGTTGATGAAATGGAAGGACAACTGATTACTGGTGTTGAGAGCAGGAAGTTTACAGGCGCACAGTTAAGAGCCGTTGAAAAAGCCGAAAGAGAAGCACAGGATAATGTTATTGAGGCTGCTATCGGTCTTAACGTGGATGGCACTTTTATTCCGTTTTCAGGAACTAACTTTATGGATACTGCTACTACACATAGAGAAGCAGAAGAGTTGTTAGATGTAGCCATAGAAAGTAATTACCCACCTTTCACCGTTGAGGGTCAATTGGTAATATCAAACGCATTGGTTAAACCTGATATTGTTGATGTTGCAGGTGTAATGGCGAGTGGTGTTGCTTATCTTATACAATATACAGATGAGGCTGGGTTACATACAGAATGGAATAACGATATTTCACAACCAATAGCAATAGCAATAGGTCTTGATAGTAACGGTGATTTTATTCCTTTTGTTTCGACCAACTTCCTTAACCCGACACTAAGTATTACAGAAGGTCTTGGTGAGCTTGACTTTGTTTTGGGTGATGTAATAACAGCAGTTGGATTAGGTACAGATGGACAACTTATACCCTTCTCAGGATATAATTATCTTGACGGTGCTGAGTCTATTGTAGATGCACTTGGTTTATTAGATGCTCAAATAGCCGATAGTCCTACGGTATTATTTAAACAAACCAACACGGTAACAATTGGTGGTGCAATTACTACACTCACAAATATTCTGGGAACGGGTGTAGGTAGTTTGACTATTAGTGCTAACACACTTGCTGTTGGTGATGTTATTAAACTTGAGGTGTTTGGTAAGATTATAACAGGTGCATCCAACACAGAGCGTACTTTAGCCTTTTATCTTGGTGATGATTTTTCTAATGTTGCTACCGTTCCTGTTAGCATTAACCATTTGTTTAACGTCAATATTTATATGACCGTAAGGACTATTGGTGCTACGGGTAGCGTCTATGTTAATTACATTGAGAGAATTGATGATAGTGCATCATACGATAAGTTCTATTCAAGAGGTGTTCAGGATGTGTTTGTGGTTGATACTACGGCAAGTAACACCATTTACTTAAAGTTTAATTGGACTACGGATACAGGTGGTGAGATTGTCCCCAATAGTTTAGAAATATACCAAGCAATACTAACTAAGTTATGATAAAAATAAGGTATTCAAGCAGTAAAGACCTAACGGCTGGTATCTGTTATGCCGATGGACTTATTGTGGAGTTCTATCTTGATGTGGATGTGGGTAAGCCTAAATACATTTACAGCGAAGATGGTGATGAGGATTTAAGCGGTGATTTCATCCGCAGTTTTGCGAGGATTGAAAAGCAGTACACTATTGAAACCTATTTACAGGAGTATATGGTTGATGCTGTGTTTGCTTTACAGCTACATGATAACGTGGAAGTACTGCTATCCAATGGCACTAACCTTATTGTGGATGAGTTTCGGGTATCTGATCCTGAATGGGATGAAGCAGAAGGACTTGCAAAAGTGGTAATGACATTTGTTATTTACACAGAAATAAGCAACAACTCTTGTTCAACAGCCATAGATTGTGATATTAATGCACCTACCTTAACAGCAATGTCTGTCAGTGGAACGGTAGCCTATTGTGACTATGAAGAATACGTAACAGGCTTGGGCGGCACTATTATTGATGAACAGGCTACCAGAGACATCTATGAAGAACTTGGTGTTGGAACACTTTACACCTATATCATAACAGGTGGAACAACGGATGATAACACTTTTGTTGAGGTATTTATGAAAGTTGGCGGTGGTGCTTGGGTATCACAGGGTACTATTTCATCATCAATATACAACGGCTCTGGTGTGAAGGCGTCTATCTATACAGAGGAATGTGGTTATGCACAGAGTATATATTTCAAGGTTGCTGCTAACAGGTGGGGTTGTACGGCTGTTGAGAGTACTGTTTGGGAGTTTGCTGTTTAATTATATATGATTTTAATTGGCTTGTTGTTTATCTATTTTTGTTTAATAATTTAAAAACTTTGAAAAAATGAGTGTAATTAATCCTACTTGCCCGACAGGGTGCAGTGATTACCTTCCAGTGGTCGATTTTGATCCTTGCGACCCAGCAGTTGTGTTTGGTGAGATAGAGAAAATATATCTTGCTTCTCAGGATGCTGCTATTGTTGCAAACTGGACAACCGCAACAGATTGGTTATTGAGAATCAGTAACACAGATGTAGCCAGCACCGATACCATCAGGGAACTGACTGTATCTGCCGACATGCCTGCTGGTGTTAATGAGATGGTTGAAATCAGTATGAGACGTAAAGTGTACACACCGTCAACCTTCACTATCAATATTGATATTGACGATAACACTGACCTGAACTACGAATTTATGCGTAACATGGAATGCAACACAACCATGAGATTATGGTTTGCAGACCAGACACATTTATACGGTGGAGAAGGCGGGGTATTGGCAACAATATCAATGAAAGAGGTTATTCTTCGTGGTAACAAGTCAATCAAGAAACTGGTTGGAACAGCCACTTGGGAATCAAAATTCTCTCCTGAACGTACAGCTAATCCTCTAGTATAATGAGCAACTACGTAACATGCGGAAAAGCAGGGATTTCTTTTGAAACACTCTTAGGGGCTTTAATTGTCCGTAATGATACCCTGTCAGCTAATAACTTCATCAACGTAACTGTATATCTGGCTAACGACAGAACAGAACCTATCTCATGTTCAACCAAAGATTCATTCTATGAGTTATTTCAGAGAGCATTGGAACTGGATACAGATGGAAGACCTTCTTTAAGAATTATCTTACAGACAGCAGATGCAGACGATGATGTTTGTAATGTTGGTGAACAACTGGAAGATGCTTTAAGAATGTGTTTTGCCCGTAATGAATCCGGTGATGTCTGTTTAATGTTAATGTCTAACGAACCAGCACCACAGTAACATGGCAGAATTAGCAATTAACTGTACAAACACAGATTTATCTGCTGAGGCATTGATAAGGGTTATGGTCGTTAACAGCGATGGAAGCCCTTATTTCACTTGCTTAAACAAAGATATGTCGCTTGATGAGTTGTTGCGATTACTTATCGGCTTGGATGACAGCGGAAATTATGCACTAAGAGTATATGCAGAACAGTGAAATCTTTAGACAACTTTTCTTTGATAATGGAATAATACAGTTAAACTGTACAAATACTTCTTCCTCTTTACTTGACTTATTTCGGGAATCCATTGTCATGGCTGATGATGGTTTTCCTGCTATAAGATTGATAGTTGAAAGTGGTCAAGGTGGTTTCTGTTCAGACCTGTATCCTCCTTATAGAGATATGGTTATAGCTGCTGGTGGAACTGTAAAGAATCCAGAAATAACAACAGATATTATCTGTTTCTTAGTTGGAGAAGTATTAACCGCTTGTCAACAATTATATTACGATTACAATTTGTATGTAATAGGTTTAGGTGGAACGATTAAAAATGGTGGTAACACCGAAACAATTTACTGTTATATTATAAATAATTAATTATGGCAACATTATATGACACAACACTGCTTTTGTTTGATGCAAATGCAGGATTATTTGAAAGAGTTGATGGTGTACTGAAATATGTACGTACAGCTTATGATATGGGTACAGCCCATAACAATTTAGACGGATCAGCAACAGCAACAGTTCAACCTCGCCTCGTTGGAGGTATTGCGCCTTTGTCGAAATACACTGCATCGAATCAGAATGGTGAGGCACGTCTATTTATTCATACCTTAATCGACTTATCAGCGACTGGCATTTGGTCAATCAGTTCAATGATCAATTTTAATGGTAACTCTGAAACAAACCGTACAATCGCATCGGATTCGACAGGGTCAACATTATTAAAAAATAAGACTACAACAAACGTATTCTCATTCACTAATTCAGCGGGTGCAACGGTTGACGGGACTGTAAATAATTCTGCTTACATCGGTAAGTTTACAAAATGGATGTTTGTCGCAAATGGAACTTCTTTAAAGATTTATGCAGATGGTACGTTATTCGATACGCTGACAGTTTCAACGGTAGCAAAATTCAATACCCTATTCACTGCCTTATCTGCTAAAATAAACTATTATAGGCTTCAAAATACTGAATTAACAACTGATCAAATTACAAGTGAAACGGCTTTTATTGCTACTTTATACAGTGCAATTGAATCAACCGTTATAGGTACTCAAACATGGGCAACACGTAACTTTGAGGCTGTATGCACTCCGATGGGGAATGTTATACCTGAGATGCAAACGGCTGCTGCTGTGGAGAAACTTGACAATCCTACGATAACAGGAAGTGCAACAGGCTGGACTTTAGGAGTTGGGATTGCCTATGATACTGATAATATCATAGCAACAGCAGCAACGGCAACAGCAACACAAACAAAGACATTGACAGCTGGTAAATATTACAAATGTGTTACCGTTGTAAGTGCATTAACTGGTGGTACTGCCAATATTTTATTAGGTGGTGTTTCGGGTGCTAATATAACAGCGGCAGGAACTCAAACTATAATTTTAAAGGCAACAGCAGTAAATACAACAGTCGGGCTAAATGCGGTTGGTTTAAGTGCTACAATTGATTCATGCAGTATTTCAGAACTCGGCTGGGCAAACGCAACCGAGATATATGATGCTGTTTATGCTGCAACGGCTGGTGATGCAACTGCAAAGACTTATGCTGCTTTGAAGGAATCAGGTATGTGGTGCTACTACAATAACGATGCTGCTAATGGTGCGATATATGGTAAACTATATAATTGGTATGCTGTAAAACTGTTTGACCTTGATATGGCTTCTGCTTCATTTGGATGGCACGTACCTACATCAACTGAGTTTACAACCTTACAAACTGCTTTAGGCGGTGCTGTTGTGGCTGGTGGTAAGATGAAAATGACAGGTACAGACTATTGGAATACACCGAATACAGGGGCTGATAATACGAGTGGGTTTACTGGGTTGGGTAATGGTATTCGTAATGCTGCTGCTGGGGTGTTTGCTTATACAAAACAATACGGTTTATTTGGGTGTAGTGATGAACAAAGTGCAACATTAATTAAATCATTTCAACTTGCTTATGATTCAGCAACATTACCGTTTTCAATTGTGGAGAGTAAAAAAATAGGTATATCATTACGCTTAATAAAATCATAACAATGGAAGAACTAACACCTGAGGTAGTATTGCCTCCAACAAAATACGCACAATTTAAAACCCTTAAATCCTATCTTGCTCAGGACGCTAAGATAGTTACTTGGAAGAATCAATTAACTAATAGTGAGTTCACACGGACTGAAACAGAACATTACTACACACCTGAACCAGAACAGCAATTCGATGGGTTCTATTATATGGAGGCTAAACCAGAGTTTCAAGAAGCTGGGTTGTTTACTGATTGTGTATTGCTTGATAGTATTCCAATCCAAGAAACAACAGAACAATAGTGAGGAGGCTGTTAACCATATTACTGATAGTATCCTGTTTGTCAGGCTATACACAGAAATTAGATTGGAAAACTATTGCGGTTAAATCCAGTCTAATGGTTGTGTCAGGCTTTTGTGATGGTACGGCAGAAACACTAAGGGTTCATTATGATGAGTTTGAGAACGTGTTTCCTAATGCTAACAGGAAGTATTGGAATCCAGCTGAAAGCTGGGAAAACAAATGGAAAATGCCTTTAAGACCATCAGACAACAACTGGTATTATCTTGGTTATAACCCTAAGTATGCTGAGAAATTTCCATATAGTTCTACCGCTTTATCTTTTGCAACTGATGGTTATCATATGATAAGAATGGTAAGGAATGTTACAATGATTACTGCAATAGTTATACCGATAGGTAGTAAGAAGAACTGGAAACAATATGTAGTGGAGGCTGGGTGTTACTACTTAGCTTATACCAGTGGATTTAATTTAGCATTTGATGTAATATATAAGTAATAAAATAATGTGTAAGTGTGGTTCAAGAAAGATTAAAACATGATAGATGACATTATGAACAGTTTTAATGGTGGCAAGGCTGCTGTTACAAGTATTATCGCTGCTATGACAGGGCAGATTACATCAGATGTTTCTGGTATTTTTCATATAGCATCACTTGAAATTATTAATACAGCCTTTCAACATACTGCTTGGTCGGTAGCCATTATTGCTGGGTTAGTGTCAATTGTAAACGGTACAAGACGATGGTTCAAAAAAAGATGAACGTCTTTATGTCTTTAATAACTTCCAATACTGGAATATCATCAAAGAACTTTGCTTTAGTGATAGCATCCATTGTTGGAGGTATTACTACATTATCGTTCATTTTAATGCTGTTTATAGACCTGTTCTCAACTTATACCATAGATAGTGACCTTCTTGGTCTTGCTGCTGTTATAACGGCTGTTGGTGGCTTGTGTGCTGCTGTATTCTTTGGAAAGGTTAAGGCGGAGGGTAACGAAATGTTTTACGATAAAAATCAGGAAGGAGACTAATTATGACCAGTGCAGAAGCATTTAAAAAATATGGTGAACCTGTTAACGGTAGCAGACATTTAACCGTGTTTGATGTCCCTACTGAGTTAGAGATTGGTTACATTCCTAAGAAGATATACTGCAATAAAGACATTGTAGAACCGTTAATGCTTGTATTCATTGATCTTATCCAGACAGGATTGGTTAAGGAAATTAAATCATGGGATGGATGTTTCAATATCAGACCAAAACGTACCAGCAAGTCAATGTCATTACATAGTTGGGGACTGGCTGTTGACATTAATGCCTTTGAAAATCCTATGGGTCAGCCTTGTAAATTCAGTAAGCCATTCTTATCTATATGGAGAAAACATGGATTTGAATGTGGGGCTGATTGGTCGTATCCTGATGGAATGCACTTCCAGTTAAAATAACAATGGTTATTGTTAAACATTCAAAAAATTAGATTTATATTTTGCCAACCTAAGCCAAAAGCAAAGTCCTCTTAGAACGCAAAGATGGTTGAAACCGACTCTAAATCTTTTATCCCTTTATAATACTTTATAGGTCTCTTAGATTAAGAAAGAAGACGATTTTTGGGTACTGATAATCAATAAGTTGCAGATGTGTTTTGGTAAGAACTATACAGTATTTTGGTAACTACTTACCATTTGTTATTGACACAGAGCTTTTTTTGTTGTATATTTGCAGAAAAAACTTATGAAAAAAGACTATCGAGTAACATCAGCAATCAATCACGATGAGGTATTACAAGCCATTTCTCAGACAACAGGAGAAGTAAGACAATTACCAACAGGACATAAGCCATTAAAAAAAGGATTTGTCCCATACAAGATTCCAATATTTTACAAAATAAACACAGAAGTATCCAACTACTTATCTAAAGTATTGACGCCTATTGAATTTAGGTTTGTGTATAAAATGTGTAATATGATAGAGTTTGAAACCAACTCACTTAAACCATTGGATGATGATTGTACCTCTTTAATGCTTGAAGAAATGTTCAAAGTAAACAGGCGAGAGGTTAAGAATATCTTAGATAAATTTTTTCAACTTGGTATCTATGGTAAGTTTGAATATTGGGATAACGGTGAGGAATATAAAAAGTTTTGGATATTAAACCCTATTATTGCCCACAAAGGAACTAAGACTAAATCAGACATTATAGAGTTATTCAGGGATACTTTAATTTCAAGATACTTTTGCCCAAGAAAATGAAATCAACAGATAAACTAATAGAAATGTATGCAAGTACAATCAAGGACAAAGACTATGTTGAAAAGGAAAGAAATGCTTTAAGGGCTCGTAAAATAAGGAAACCAAAGAAAAAAAAAAGTAATAGTAAATAAAAAGGCCGTTAAGGTTAAAACTTGGTATCCTAATTACAGTGATTACCTTAAAACACCGTACTGGCTTAAAGTAAGGGCTACCGTGTTGAAAAGGGATAACTATAAATGTACTGTTTGTGGCTCTGATGAATCTTTAAACGTACACCATACTACATATAAACATAGAGGTAAAGAACTTGACCATCTTGAAGACTTGCTAACTTTGTGTGAAAAATGTCATTACGATGCACACACTTTAATTCCTGATTAAAAATATTTCAAAATAATACTTGACAAACAGTTTTTATTGTTGTACATTTGTAAAAAAAAATCGTAAATCAAGAATGATTATTACAAATAGCATTAAAATGACACCAAAAGAAAAAATGCGTGAACTGATTGAAAAGTTTAAAAAACAGGATATTACATTGATTTTCATAAACGAGAATAATGAGTCTTTGTTGGTAACAGATAATATGACTTACCATTCAGCCAAACAATGCGCACTTATTGCGGTTGATGAAATATTGTTTCAATACACTACATTAAATTCTGATTTAGTGAATTGGATTTATAAGACTGATAAGGTTGTTTATTGGCAACAAGTCAGAAAGGAGATTGAGGCATTATGAAAAACCTGATTTACATATTATTACTGGCATTACTTGTGTTTCTGGCGATAATACTGTTCAATAACCAGAAAAAGCAGTACAGCAGTAACTTACAACAACTGAAAGCAGACAAGGAACAACTGGTAAAATCTATTACTACTTTAGACAGCCTTGCTATGGCACAGGAAAATGCTTTGTACGCCAAAATCAGTTTTGACAGCCTGAAACACCTTAAGCAGTTAGATAAGGTAAAAGCAGACTACAATAGGGATAAAACACGTATCCGGCAATTACCGTTGACAGAACAGGTTGAACTACTGGAAACTAATATCAACAACAGTGTTGAACTACTGACAATAGACAAAGATACGGCAGTCATCCTGACAATACCTGATATTCAAACGGTTAACTTAACATACAATGAACTGGTTTATTCCGTATCGGAATTAAGAATAAGCCGGACAATGGTTATTGACCTGAACAACAGTTTAACTGATGCTAAAAAGGTAATCGAAACTAATAGAAGTGAAATAAGCCGTTTTAAGACACTATCGGATACTGATAATAAGATTATATCGGAACTCAACAAAAGTATCTTAAACGAACGGAAAATAGCCAAGAAACGAATATTTAAGACTATATTAGTAAGTGGTGTAACCGGAATAGTAATTGGAAGTACATTAGTAACAATTTTAAAATAAATAACTATGATACCAGAAAAATGGTGTATTGCACATTATCCAGAAGCGTTAAAATGGATTCAAAAGAATGCCGAAAAAAATGGGCACTTAATTTATAAGACGGATTATTACTATTATCCGTGTGATAAAAACGGTAACAACTCGGTTGTATTTGTTCCATATGGATACACCGAAATAACTTTTGAAGAATTTAAGAAATACATTTTAAAACAAGAAACAATGAAAACTAAAGAAGAACAATTACAGGAATTACAGGCTACAATTGAAACCGCAAGAAAGCAGATTGAGGAATTGCAAAAACAGCCAGAACCATTGGAAACGTTGGAAGATTGTTATAATAAGGTTAAGCCTTTATATTACATTGACGAAAATAGCGAAATAGATACCCTTCGCATTAATCAATTTAGATTTGATAGTGAGCAAATGACCAATCTCCCATCAAGAAAACATTGTGAACAAATCCAAGCCATTATGAAATGTATGGTAGTGATGGAAGCATTGAATGATGGGTGGAAGCCGGATTGGAAAACCAATCAGTATAAGTGGAGGTTTGAAATGGAAAACGGAGAATATAAAGAGATTGATTGGAGTGTGGGTCACATTGTTTCATTATTCTATTTCAAAACCAAAGAATTAGCCGAAAAAGCCTATACCATCCTTGGTGAGGAAACTATTAAAACTGCAATGGGACTATGAAATATTCATTTTATTCAGTATCATTAGGTCACATTATTAATGTGAAATACGAATTTGAAGACGGAGTGGATGGTATGTCTTTTGCGGCCTGTTCGGATGTGTTCGATGAAGGTAATAATAGGGTACTGTTAAATGAAATCAGCTTGATGGAAATTGACAGGGAGTTAACGGAGGAATTGGCAGAAGATCAGTTTTTTGGTGGATTCAATGGTTAAAACTATTCTCGATAAGTGCTGTAAAATGATTGATAATCAGACATACAATGTTACAGCATCTGACATGGAAGTGATTAAGGAGTATTGGTATCTCATCCACGCGGTCAATCCCAATCATTTCTTTTCATTCAATGAAAACTACACTAAGATAAGGAAGACTAAATGGAAAGACTGATATGTCAAGGTACTGGATGTCCATTACGGACTATCTGTAAGACCAATGATATGAGTAAATTCGGCAAGTTTTTTAGTGTGATACCATATAATTTAGATAAAGGATACTGCCTGTACTGGGAGTGGAACGGACAAGAACCAAGAACAATAAGAGTAAGGAAATGAGAGAAGCAGCAAACTGTATATCAGAAACATACATAAAGTCACTGACGTTCTGTAACTTGGAATTAGCAAGACGAAAAATGTCAACTAATACAGTGGCTCAACTTCTGGGTATAAACTATGCACCAGCATACAACCTGTTGAAGTTAAAGGTTATAAATATGCACCATCTTGATACACTGATGATAGCATTAGGAATGAAAGTAACAGCTTATATAGAGGATGATAAATGAAAACAGTAGAACAGATTGATTTAGATATTCAGCCATTATTGGAAGAATACGGAAAGACTTCACCGGAGAAAACAGCTACCTTAAAGAAGTTAGAAAAGGCTATTGCCGAACTAAGGTTATTACGTTCATTTCTATTAACCAACCCGAAAGAAATTATCCTGCAAGACAGGCTTAGTGAGACGGTTAGAAAGATGGAAATGAAGGAAACTTACTGGAAACAGTACAAGGCCGATAAGTCGAAACAAGGTATAAAGGTAAATGCCATTAGACCTATGTTTGAAAAAGATACAGGTATTACGGAACTAAGGTCATATTTAAAAACCCTTCAATACTTATTATTTTGAAAACAAGTAGTGCTAAATCTAAAGGAAGACGTCTTCAACAATGGACTTGCCAGAAAATATCAGACATTACAGGTATTGAGTGGGGAGACGAACAATTAATATCATCCAGAGCAGGCGGCCAAAATGGTACAGATGTAGTGTTAGTTGGGAAAGCAAGGGAATTGATACAGTTTGATATTGAGAACAAATGCCAAGAAAGCTGGGCTTTACCATCATATATTGAACAAGCGAAGGCAAATACAAAAGCAGGAAGAAATTGGTTGTTAATTATATCCAAGAACAGATATAAACCAGTGGCCGTATTAGACGCCTCAGTTTTTTTCGATTTATTACAGAAAACACTTGACAAATAGTTTTAATAGCATTACCTTTGTTAAAAAAAAAGACATGGAAACAAAACACACAAAGGGAGAATGGATTATTAAACCATCCGCAAGCGAACTTTATTCAGATATACAGACACAAGACGGTAAACGAATCTGTGAATGTAAGTCATACGGAGAAGGTTTCAATGACGCTACCGAAGATGAACGAGAGGCCAACGCCAAATTAATCGCAGCCGCACCTGAATTGCTTAAAGCACTGATTGATTGCTTGTATTTAATTGATCAGCATGATAAAACTGGTGTTAAAGCATTTGAAAAAGCAAAATTAGCCATCAAGAAATCCACAGAGTAATGATCCTCGATAGCCGGAACATATCATCAGTCCGTATGGGACTGGAAGCAATGGCAGACTTACGGTTGGCTGTGATGGCTATCGAAAACCATGAAACAATCATACAGTACATCCCGAAACACTGTAACGTGCTTGAATACTACCTTAACCCAAGGACACTGTTAACAAGGATTTGTGATATTGCCGGAGTTAGTCATAGTGAAGTTACGTTGAAAGCTGGTAAAAGCCTGTTAAAACCTATTGCTTGGGTGATACTGACACAATTTGGACACACAGATGCAAACATAATAAAACTGTTCGGGCTAAAGAAAAACATTAAAGGTCAGAGTAACTATTACAGACACAAGATGAGGGATAATATGATTAAATATCCTGCTACCGTTGAGATATATAGCCATATTCAAAAGATGCTGGAAAAAGATAAAAGTAATTTAATGGAGGAACTGTATGAAAGCAAGTGAATTGAGAATCGGGAATTATGTTCAAGCTAAAAGTCTTGAAAAGTATATTTATGAAAGTCCTGTTTTGATTAATGAGGGATATTTTGAAATGATTCTTAACAACTTAATTGATATTAAGCCAATCCCACTAACCGAAGATTGGATAGTTAGGTTTGGATTTAAGAAAAATAAGTATGGATATTATGTAAATAATACAATTCATTTTCTTATAGGAGAAACAGATGAAACACTTGGGAAAATAATATTAGCCGTAAATTTAGATAAAACGGTTATAGTAGAACACGTCCACCAACTACAAAACCTTTACTTCGCACTTACCGGACAGGAGTTAATATGTCAATAACCCGTGAACAAGCCAAAGAACTGGGTTTCATTGAGTTACACTCAGGTATGATGTATATGCTGTTACACGATGAGCCAGTAGTACTGAATAGAATAATTGAGGTGAACAAGTTTGGTCGTGACCATCCAAGTAAAGGATATTTAATGAATGGGTTACGGTTTACATACTACGTTCGTACAGTTGAAGAATTGAAAACAAAACTAAATATACAATAGCAATGAAAAAAGTAATTTTAAAAAAGGACTTTATTATTCCAGCTGGGACAATATTTGAATGTTGTGACGGTTTGTCAGTAAATTACGCCTCTGATAATTTTGAGTCTATGCTTGGAATTGGTAAAAATAGCACGTTAACCATGTATATTGAAAAGGAAAGCTGTTTAGATAAACCGGATCAATTTGAATTTATTAAAGACTAATTATTATGACTAAAACATTAGTTGACTGCACATTCTGTCAGAACTTTGTCCCTCCTACATACTTCTCTGACAGCACACTGTTCTACAAGAATCCAGAGTGTACTAAAGGTAAAAGGGTGTTATTCAGGACTAACAAGGCATCCTATATCACAGAAGAGGTGTCTGGATGGTTAAGAAACTGTGAAGAATATGAACAAAATAATAATATGGATTGTAAATGTTAAAACTATGAAAAAATACAAACATAAAAAAACGGGATGGACTGCATCCGATAAAGGTAGTTCTAAATTATGGATTGAGAAACTTGATGGTTCTTATGTCGGGGCTTATCCATTAGTCTTATTAGAAGACTCGGAAGATTGGGTTGAGGTTAGACCAATATCTAATACAGAAGATGGGAAAGATATATTTGAAGGAGACACCATATATAGGCTTCAATACACAACACGGGGGTCATCCCCAACAATAGCCGAATTTAAAAAGATGGAGGCCGTTGTAAATACAGATTTTAATCACTGGAAATTCTTCTTAACAGAAGAAGACGGGTTGATGTATTTAAAGGATAGAGAGCCATTATATAGTAAAAATGATGTTATAGCAAGTATGGTGTTTGCTGAAATATCTACACTTAACCAGAAGCTCGTTTTACACCATTTATCACATACACATTCTGGATGCTAAAAATAAGCCAGTCATTGGTGAAAGCCATTATAAGCGATAGCCTTGAGGTCAGTGCCTGTTGGAAACAGATTTACCATAAGTATATCTTGAAGGACTGTGAGTTTATACCGTCTTTAGCTATGTCACAGGGATCATACTTTGAATCTGCTTGTATTGGCTCTACTGCTCACGGTGATGTCATCACAGAACTACCGTTAGCCAGAGGTAAACTTAGTGTGGCTACCGAAAGAATCAACCAGCAAGTAGTTATCTTCCATGATATGTGTAAGAAGCTGAATATCAATCCGGCAGAGAACACACAGCACGCCATACAACACGGTGATAACGGTTTCATCAGACGTGGAGTACTTGACTGGTATCCGGTGACACTATTCGGTAGGAAAGTCATTATCGACCTTAAAATGACAGCAAACCTTGATAGTACTATTCATCCTTTTGGCTGGGGTTTGGATGATAACTGTGAACTGATGGTTGATGAAGATACTGGAATACAGTACTATTATGGAACGCCCTTTACCATAGATAGTATTCAGGCTGACTTCTATAAGAGCCTTGTAAAGAAGGTGTATGATGAGGATGTGGAATTTGTATATTTTGTATTTGAGTCAAGTAAGTTGCTTAGAAATAGAATATATTTTGCTAAATCTAATCTTGAACTCACGGAAATGAGGGTTAGTGCCGTTAAGTCAATGCTGACTGATAGGATTAAGTCTAAAGTGTGGGAGGAAATTCCAAATACGTTAAGATGTAAGAGATGTAGTTTAGAATGTCAGCATAGAATAATATGAAAAAAGTTGTTATAAGTTTTGAAGATTACAGTTATGAATGTGGTGATGGATGCTGTACAAATTATGGCACTATTATCAGAGTAAACGGTAATGAACTGCCATTCCATAACCAAGATATTTATATTCAGATTGAACAGATATTAACATTTCTTGGGTATGAAGTGGAATTAGAATATTAATTTTGTAATTTCCCTTGACAATCCACTTTTTATTGTTGTACTTTCGCTTCCTAAATAATAATCTATGCTTGTAGAATTAATCGAACGCTCATTAACCAACCGTAATAAGATTGTACAGTTAAGTGACGTGTCTAATAAACCGTCTAACTTTGAAAGATATACTTCCGTCTTTCCTTATACAAATAGTATTACAGAATATGTTAAGAGTACCGGAAGTGTTTCTGGCTACAATGGCGCAAGGTTTGTTCCGTATTTAATATTTGATATTGATAATAGCGATCTATTTATAGCTCAAAAACATACAATAGAATTAATAAATGGCTTAGTTGTAAACTATGGTATAAGCCCAAATGACCTTGAAATCTATTTCAGTGGAAAAAAAGGCTATCATGTTTATCTTCCAGAAAAACTGTTTGGAGGCATAGAACTATCTGATAATAATATTAGTCTTGTGCGTAACTTTGTAGATTCTGTTAAAGCTAAACTGGATATAGACAGTATAGATACAAAGATTTACACTGTCACATCTGTCATCCGTGTTGAGAACAGCCTGAACACTAAAGGTAATATGTATAAGATACCGCTATCACTGGCTGAATTGTCTTTACATATCTTTGAGATACAGAAACTGGCTTTAAACCCACGAACAGACTTCAAGCGACCTAAGATGCTGTCAGCCATCATGCCATCGGAGAAGCTACGTAAAGCATTCTATGAAGCTAAGACTGGTATCATAGCATCAGCCACTAACAGCAGTGAACTGTTTGAACCAGTAGTGCAGGGTAGTAGGAATGAGCAACTTTTTAAAAGTGTCTGTATCCTGATAAACAAGTCAGAGTTTGATTTCGCTACTATTAATAAGTTGGCAAGGTTACTTAACTCGGAATACAAACCGCCACTGCCTGATTATGAGGTGGATACTATTATCAAACATGCTATCAAGACTACTGGGAAGACGGAAGAAGAAGTTAAGAAGAGTAAGTTTACTGTTAAGTCAATAGGCGAATGGAACATGGAATGGTATCAAAATATCCTTCCAGAAAACAGTAAGATTTCATTATTGTTTCCAAGGCTTGATGAGGAGTTTTGTGGTAAACTCAGAGGTAAAGTTGGTGTGATGATAGGATATGCCGGAAGTAAGAAGTCGATGTATGGGCAGAATCTTGCATACCACAATGTTGTTGATAAAGGGCTTAGGGTCGTATATAGTTCAATGGAAAGTTCTGCCGCTGATTGTAATGGTAGGTTTGTTAATATGGCTTTAGGAAATGGATACGATAAAAACCCTGAGCAAGTATTGATTGATAAGGAAATTGAAGAAACTGGATACGCCAAGAGAGTATATGATGAAAAAGTGGCTAAGTTATACGGTGATAAACTGTTGGTTACCGAGGATTCATCTATGGAAAGTTCAACCTATTCGGAAGTAGTTGACTATGTTGCTAATACAATAGGCTCTGTTGATATGCTTGTTGTTGACGGTCTTTCGATGATGGGTGGAATTGAGGATTCCACACGAAGAGCAGAAAGACATAGTAAGGAATTAAAGGAGTTGGCTAAAAAATACAATTTATTCGTTCTTGTTATCGTTCACAGTAAAAGAGGGGAGGATGAAACAACAAGGGATTTATCAGGAATGGCAAGAGACTCAGAAAAAATTCGAGATAACGCAGATTTCTATTCATCATTTAGTAAGATACAGATGCAGAACAGTCTTGGTGATACTATGTACGAACAAAACAGAGGGTTTATAAGGACAGTAAACAAACGTGGTAGCGGAAATGTTATTGATATAGTGTATAAACTTGACCCAATTTCATTGATTATGAGTGACACAGGAGAACGGTTAAATAAATTAAGTCTTGATTTTTAATATTTTCCTTGACAAACGAAAATAATTGTTGTACATTTGTAAAAAAATAAGTGATATGAGTAAGTTTGAAATAGATTTCACAGAGTTTGCGTTCCTTGTGGAAGCCTGTATCCCACACAGACCAATAGCAAGAACAATGTTCTTTCAAGATGTGGTAAATAAGTATTACTATCAAATGACCAAAGATGAAGTTGATAAACTGTTTGAATGGATACAAAAGAGTTATTCGTTCAACCCAACAGAACATGATGATTCGGCAGCGTTTTATGCAAGGTATTGTCCAGATAACCAATATAAGATTACCACATTTTTTGGCGTGGATGAAGAATGTCATTTCTGTTTTAGAATGGGAGAATACTTCCACATCACAATATCAACTTCAATAGTTGATAAATACATCACTAAAATAGAGAAGTTATGAAAAAACCACTTAGCCGAGAAGACTTGATAAACTTATGGCTGAAATACCACAACACTACTGTTAATGAACTGGTTATCAGGCATACAGAAGAAGAATTGAAAGACTGGTATAACTTATATCCGGTCAGCCAAGAACAGCATGATACATGGGTTACAGAAGCGAAAGCTTATATCAAACATGTAACCAAACACTCAAAGTCTTACATAGAGAAAGGCTGGGGAATGATTTATCTTAATTGCGCACCTAATATAAAAAAATAATGAAAAAGTTACCAGAATTTTACGTTGTTGAATGTAACAACAAAGAACAAACAAACGAAGTTTGTAGTTATGTTAATAATGAAGAAACTACTTTTTACAATCATTGGAAATATGTAACAAACTCTGAGTTTTCAGACTCTTCACGTATTAATGATGACATTAATGGTAAAGCAGTTGGTTTGCCTATAATCCAATTCAATGACTGGAAGAAATTAACAAGCCCAGAACCAAAGAAGCGTACATTGCAGGAAAAAGCAGACAGGTTAGCTGTTAAATACCTGACAGCGTTTGCAAAGCAGACGAACACAGAACCAAGTTTTATGTTTGACTACGACTTATTTGCCGGAATAGAGGCAGCCGACATGTATCTGGACTTCACAACCGTTAAATACGTGGTTGACAATGAAGTACCGTTTGATACCTTATACGCTTGGTATTGGACTACATTGGATTTGGCAATGTTAGGACTGGAAACAGTTAGTTTGTCTTACTGGATTAAAAACGAAGCCAATGCCTAATACAGTCCTATGTAAAGGACTTGAATGTCCGTTAAAAGAATACTGCTATCGCTTCACATCAGAACCATCTGTATATCAGCAATCTTATTTTGTAACTCCTCCGTTTTACGAAGAGGATGATGGTAAAACATTAGGATGCAAAAAGTTCCTTGGGAATAAGAAGTGGCAGGAGAAGTTATGACCAAAGAAGAATACAGGGAAAGAACGATAGCCCTACTAAAGGCACTATCTGTTGCTGAAAAGGAATTAGCCGACCAGTATATTGCAGAGAACAATCCGCATAAAGTTGGTGATATTATAAAAGATGTGCTTGGTAGTATTAGAATTGAAGAGATAAACACTATGTATGATAAGTACACGTTTCCATACTGCCATTACTACGGTACTATACTGACAGATAAGCTGGTTGCCGTTAAAGGTAATAAGAAAAGAAGTATCTTCCAGAAAAACATTGAATAATGATACAGAATATAGTTATATTATTTGTAGCGTTCTCTATTGCTATGTTTTTACTGGGACGTATGAATGATAAAAAATAATTCACTTTTTACTTGACAAAGGCTTTTTAATGTTGTACATTTGTAAAACAATTTAAAACAGAAACAATGGAAGAACTAACAAAAGAAGCAGTAAAGTTTATTGAAGAAAGGTATGTCGGATTTGACCTATCTGAAATATTACCAGTTTTGACCAGTTTTTTACTGGATTTCGCTACATCAGATGCAGTTAATAATTATCACAGAAAAGAAATAACAAAATGAATAAACCATACGTCAAACAATTTGATTCAACGGGAAGTTGCATAAACGACTTCGGTAAAGCATTAATAACTGAGTTCCCAAACAGGAAGGCAAGACGGGCATACTTAAACCAAGCACGCCTATTTGGTAACGGTAAGAACTACCACTTAACAGTAACCCCATTACTAAAATACAAGAGAGTGGCTCAGGTTGAATATGACAAAGAAGGAACAAGAAAAGTAATTGAACACTATCTAACAAAGTAATTATTATGAAAGTATTAATCAGAAAGTTACAGGATTGTGATAATACTAAACATCCAAATCACATAGAATCAGGATTTGAGATTGAAGTAGAAACAAGATACCCAAAGCCTATTACCAGTGAAAGGTATCCACCAGATTACTACTGGTCAACAAGTGTGGTAACAAAAATACTGGATGATAACACTTTCCAAACACTTAATTCAATTTATCAATATACAATATTAAACTAATGGAATACACATTTAAACAGGAATTTGAAGATAAGCTGAATCAGCTTGGGGTTAAGGAACAGTTTATTGCTAATATTGTCCAAGAGGAAGGCGAAGAAACGGCAGTAGAATCGTTTAATAAACTAAATGAAAAAGAAACCTTTGAAGAGTTTATTATGGCAGCATTTATTTGGGGTAAATCGACAGAAGGAATTGATTTTTGGGAAAACATATCAAAACAATGAAAACAGCCACAGTAATCATACGTAACATTGAACTGGAAGTTCAGTACTAGGAATCAGAAGATCAGGATACTATTGAGTTTACACTTATGGGAATCTATGTTGGGAAAACAGACATAGTTGAACTTATCGAAAATAATGACGATATTATCAACGAAATCAATGAATCACTGCTGGATATTTACCAGCCATTAACAGAAGAGGAGGAATAAACAATGGAATTTACATTCAAAAAAGAGTTTGAAGATAAACTCAATAAACTCGGTGTCAAGGAACAATTCATTAATAACATTCTTAATCATGATGATGACGACAATACCCGTATGCTGGAAAAGTTAAACGAGGAAGATACAACATGGTTTAGATTTATAGCCAGAGCTTTTACTTGGTATAATTCTCCAGAAAAACAGGATTTCTGGGAAAAAATAGCAGAAACAGAGTAATATTCATTAACACTAATTTAATTAATTAATTATGAAAATCATCGCATCAGCAACGGGCGGAGGATCAACAAGACTTCTCCCACCATCAGGTAACTTTCCAGCCAGATGTTTTCAGGTAATTCACACCGGACACCACTTCGACCAAAAGTATGGTAAAATGAAAGACATCCTGAGGGTATCATGGGAGTTAGTAACAGAGAAAGCCGTATTCAAAGATGGCGAACCGGAGAAACCATTCGTGGTTAATAAGAAATATAACCTATCTCTCGGAGAAAAGGCTACACTCAGGAAAGACCTTGAATCATACAGAGGTAAAACATTCACAGATGAAGAGTTAAAAGGCTTTGATGTCAGTAAACTTATCAACACACCCTGCATGTTACAGATCATTCATAACAAGGTAGATGACAATGTGTATGCCAACATCAGTGCAATTGGCTCTATCCCTAAAGGTTACGTGGTTGACGGACTATACAATGATACATTGCTTTTTAGTGTCAGCAGCTTTAATAAGGAAATCTTCGATACATTACCGGACTTCATAAAGACCGAAATAATGGAATCTGAAGAGATGAAAGATAAACCAATAGAAACAGATGCTACAAACGATGCACCGTCTGATGACCTTCCATTTTAATAACTAATAAAGTCCATACTATCGTGCCGGTTGGGGGCTGAGGGTATAACGGGGTGGACTATATTTTATGAAAACCACTATTAAGCACCAGATACAATGGTTGCATGACAATTCAAAGGATTATCCCATAATGGCTGAGATAGCTGAAAACCTGATAATATTGAAAAACAGGTATGCCCCGACAAGTGAAAGTTACGTTGTTGAAATGAATACAGAAACATTTAAAAAATGGATACACCTATAATCGAAGAAACATTCAGAATTAACGAGACCACTACTTGTACATTTACTGACACGGTTATGTGGCTTCATCAGGATAATCAGAATGGTAGTTATGACTTAATCAATATCAATTACGATGAGTTTGTGAAGTTGGCTGAGTACATGGCAAAGCAGGATTAGTTATGGTTATTTCTGAACAGGACTACAAAGCTGCTAAAAAGATCGTAACCTTGTACGAAAAGAGGGATGCGAGGAAGTTTTATCAGGATGAATTAGTTGGTAATGAAGGAAAGCCGTTGCATAGTTACTATCAGCAGCTTGTAGACTTCCTGTTCGGGAATAACATATTTGGTCATCCATTCGATTCGGTCTTAAGCCTTGAATACCAATTATCATTCAGTCAATTCGAGAAGTTGGTTGAAATATCTAACAAGACAGGTAAGAAGTTTTCTGATATATTGATTACGATGGAGAATGACGCTAAGTACACTAAAGGAAAGAAAAGCCTATATATGACGCTCAATAATTGGTTGGCGCAGAGATTCACTAAACAGTATTAAAATTATTAACTAAAAACAAGTAAATGAATATTCAATTTCGACCAAGGTTGACAGCAGAAGAATATGAATACATCAAGTCTATACGCAAACAAAGCAATCGTAATATACTGGTTGTCGTGGATTTACACACTCCTTTTACGAGACCTGAGTATCTTGACTTCTGTAAGTCTATATACAATAAATACCAATGCACTCATACAGTGCTAATTGGAGACCTGATTGATTCGCATTTCAGCAGTTTTTATGATACCGATCCTGATGGACATTCTGCCGGAGAAGAGTTAAGATTGGCTAAAGAGCAGATCGCTTTGTGGTATAAATCATTCCCTGTTGCTAAAGTGTGTATCGGAAACCATGATTTAATACCAGTGCGTAAGGCTTTTAATGCAGGACTCAGTAAATCTTGGGTTAAGTCTATAAGTGAAGTTCTTGATACTCCTAACTGGGAATACTCAGAAGAATTTGTTATTGACGATGTACTTTACACGCACGGGACAGGAAGAAAAGCAAGTTCAAGAATGATAAACGATATGACATCAGTAGTACAAGGACACTGGCACTCAGATAGTTACATAGATTACTCTGTTGGAAGGAATGATCTATTATTTGCTTTACAGGTAGGTACTGGACTTCACGATAAATCATACGCAAGTGCATACGGTAAAAACTTCAAGAAAATGCACATTAACTGTGGTGTGGTATTAGAAAACGGAAGGCTTCCTATTCTTGAATATATGGATTTATAATTATTATCCATTATTTTAATAAGCATCAGTATATAGTATTTTTGTTTTGCTGTTTGATAATATTAACTAAAAAATAAAATAAGTCTGCCACCATTAGGTATTGCCAAAGTCCATATCGGACAAATCGGACAGCCTTTACCTTTTGGTAGCAGCACTTTTTATTATGAAAACAATTGAATTAAACAAAGGATTTACTGCTTTAATAGATGACGATGATTATGAACTTGTTAGTCGTTATAAATGGTATGTTCAAAAAGTATGTTATTGTTATTATGCCATTGCACATAGTAAAACGGTTAATGGAAAAAGAACTACATTAAGAATGCATAGGCTGATTACTGGTGTGAATATTGGTACACAAGTAGACCATATTAACCATGACGGATTAGATAATACGAGAGGAAACTTACGTACTTGCACACAGTCAGAAAATCAACAAAATAAACGAAGTAAAAACGGAACAAGTAAATATAAGGGCGTTCATTTAAGAAATGGTAGTAAAAAATGGAGAAGTTCCATAAGAGTTTCTAAAAAACTTATTGATTTAGGTTGCTTTACTTCTGAAACCGAAGCTGCCATTGCCTACAACACCGCCGCCATTAAATACTTTGGAGAATTTGCCTGTTTAAACGAATTTAATTAACTTTTTACTTGACAAACGCATTTTAATGTTGTATATTTGCATCATAGTTCTTTGAAATCTTCTGATTGAAGCAAACAAATACATGGGAACTAAGGTAGTTCTCTGGTTACAAGTATGTATCGAGTATATAGCGTGAAAGAGGATGCAATCCGAAAGATTGCTAATATGACCCAGTGAGGGTGTTATATCACGATTGTATAAGACCCCTTGCAAGGGTCGTTGTTTGTGGATAGATAACAGGAACATAGAGAAGTACCGTGAATACGGTGGGCTAACTAAGTTGTTATTCCGTAGGCATACGGTCAGAAGATTTTTACTATTTTATTTTGTTGTACTAAAACTATTTAATATGAATTACAAAGGACAATTAGAAGGTTTCCCACAAGAAGTGGTTGAAGCTATGCTGAATGAACAAGTAAAACAAGGTTATCCAAGAGATATTACCGTGTTTGAAAGAAATAAAACATCAGGAAATAGTAACAAAGGATTCGTTTGGTACAAAACAAATGATGGAGTTTATTTTTGGAATAAAGTAATTGAAAGTAAAAACTTTGATATGTTCTTTACTAAATATCCCAAGAAATCAGAGTACCCCAAGGTTATGATGGTAAGAGACCGTGAGTATGAGTATTGGATGAAAAAAACTGTACTGGCTTACCTTGGTGATGACTTTATCGAACCGTATGTTGTGGATGATGGCTTTGAAGATGGTAAAATATCACACGTATGTTACCGTTTTGCTAAAGAGGTAGAACAACCTGTTGAAGTCACTATGGAAGATGTTGCTAAAGCGCTTGGAATTGATATTAAACTATTAAGAATTAAAGACTAATGAAAAAACTAAGAACCATTTTTTACGCATTACTGTTCGATGTTACTTTCCAGAAGGTAGCCAGTATCAGTCCGGCAAAGACGGAATACTATATTCATTTTCATCCTCGGTTAGTGCCAAGTGTAATTTGGTTTATCATTAAGTTACCATACATTATTTTACTTGGTGGCTATATAATGGTTAAGCAGACATACTTAGCTTCCTTCAAGTCGTTTAAAGGAGGCAAGATTAGCCTACCTAATAAAGAAAAACCCACTAAAAAACATTTATTTAAGATATGAAAGACCACAAAGAGTTACAATTAGGTGATCTGGTTGTCGTTGAAGACGGAAATATACGACAAGAAGATGGAAGTAGTTATAATGGCTCTATTGGGCATATTACTGAAATTGATTTAGACTACAAATATCCATATAGAGTTTATATTTCTAAATATGATTATAATGTTTGGTCAACTATTAAAAGAAAAGCTACTCCCGAAGAAATCAACCCAACCAAGTCCATAACCGATTTAGTCATTGAAGACATGAATGTCAGGAAAGAATTTGGCAGAACTAAATATGGCACATACCTTTATGCTAATAACGGCAGGGATGCCTTACAAGATGCTTATGAGGAAGCAATGGATTTATGTCAGTATCTTAAACAAGCAATAGTCGAACGCAATGAAAAAGTATGATAATGTCAAGTTTATATACGACTCGTTAGAGTATGTTATATTATCACAACCAGATGGTTATGTTATGTCACAGGCTGGGGGGGTTGGTATAAGTATTTG